TTTAAGCAACGGGTCATGGGTTCGAGTCCCATACTCCTCGCCTGCTTTGTTGGATTTGTATGTTACACCTCACTGGTATGTGAATATAGGTGAGGTTTCCACGTAGATAAATACACATAAAGATGTGTGGGTCTATCCACAACTATTAACATAAATAAAAGTAAACATTATAGGTTCTCATTAGATTATTGAGAATCTTTTTAGGGGGAGTAGCTAAATTGGTTACAATACTCTAGCTGTTATTCTCTGGAAGCAGTAGTGTTAGCAAAGAGTTACTTCAAGCATTCATCGTTTAAATGAAAGTATATTGGTTCGAGTCCAATCTCCCCCACAAGATAGAGGTTAGTGAATGTTACAGTTACTTCATATTATTTTATTTAACATTCAAAATTAAAGAAAGGAGTAGATTTATTTACAACTTTTCAATTCAACCAACTGTGGCAGAATTGTTCTACCTCTATTAAGAGGACTGTGGTAGCAATACTATAGTCCTCTTTCTTATTGATAACTGTGTTAACTACATATATTGTATTACTAAAAAAAAAGTATGACAAAAACAAAGGAAAGTGTCGAGAGAGTCGAGGACTTGAAGGCACAAGTGAGAGACCTTCTTGGTGTAGATGCCATGATGGATGAAGATGTGACTAAGAACATGAAGGAAACCCTTATCACTCTAGCTAAGAGCGATGGTGAGGAACACATTGAAGAGGTGATTGACACCATTGAGAAAGCACTTGAGAAGATTAAGAACCCTGAGTTCAAGGCTATCATTGCTTCTATTATCTGGACTAAGTGTCCTATAGGTATGCAGAAGTCCTGCATTGAACACCACAACGAGATGCTGAATGATGTGATGGCTGCTCATATGGAGAAGCAGACTGAGGGTAATCCTCTTCTAGGTCTTGCACTGCTGGCAGCTGCATTAGAAAACAAACTGTAATGAGTGAAATCAAAGTGAGTGTTAGCATTACATTACAAGGTGGTGTAATGCTGACCCAAGCTGAGGCTGAACAGCTTGAGAAGAACAAAGTAGGCACTGGTTATGACCTGACTAGAATCAAAGTCAAGGGCAAGAAAGGCAATGCTGATGTCATCAATGTGAGAACTAGGAAGTTTAGAACTGCCACACAGACCATAAGCATGTGCAAAGAGGCTTATGAGTACATGACAAGCAAGAGTAGCTGCCCTCCTGACATCAAACAGTTTGTATGGGTTAAGATGAAGCCTGTACAGAGATTGGAGGCACATCTGGACTTGGTGTGCAAGCATCTCAAAGGTATCTCCTATACCTATAAAGTATTTGATGATTGAGTAATAACAACATTATTTATATTTGTAGAAGTATGGAGTTCCTAGTGGTATTAATGTTCTTATTGGGAGTTATGCTGATAAGGGCATTTATTAGATATGACCCTAATCTTGACTTAGTACAGTCGGGTAGAAAGTACATATTATTTCTGTGGTACAACAAGTACAACTGGAGTGGTAAGTATAAGGGCAGAAAGTACATTAAATTGTTCGAGATATGTTAGAGTTTGAACTTGAAAGAGCCACAAATGGCAAAAGGTCCAGATGGTCTAAGAAATTCCCTCGTAAGAGAATACTCCATAGAGGGGATGAGAAAGCTGCTTATTGGTTTAGAAACAATTGGATAGAAGACAACTACAGGTACTTCAAGGGTAACTTGGATAAGTTTCTTAAGTCTAATATAGGCAGACCAGTTGATAAGGTATTCTCAGAGTTCCTCGACAGGTGTAATAAATCTGCCAAGGTATATAATCTGAGGAAGAGGTTCTATGATATGTTTAAGGAGAAGTCAGAGATTGACTGGTCAGGTGGTTTCTATATCACCAATGGTATATTAAACTATAAGAAGAGAACCAAGAAACCTAAGCCCAAGCCTTACATTAGCATGGGTGACTATAACAGACAGTTAATGCCTGATATAGCTATTTTGTGCAAGAAGTGTGAGTCAAGTCATCTTAAACAACCTGTCGGAGAATTTAGGTTTAATAATATCCAGAAGAGAGTTTACATAGTAGAGAGGGAGGTATGGTTAAATGACCCAAAGCTTCAAGTATATCATAGATTATGCTACATTTATGGAGTAGGTAAGGGAGTACCTAAGGTAGTATGGAACCCTCAAAACATAATAAATAAGGCTACCTATGTACTATGGAACGACTGGGATTGGTCTCCACTGCCTGAGTTTGTATTTATTACCAAGATTGAGAAGATATGAAGAAAGGTCTTATACTAGTAGTATGGTTCGTAGTGTTTATGGCTCTGCTGACAGGCTCATTGAGCCTTATATCAGCACCTAATACTATAAAGAACTTGATAGGAGTAGTGGTACTAGCTGGTACTGTGACTCTTAGTATTGAAACAAAGTGTTTAACAAACCTAACAATTAGAAGGAAACATGAGGAATAAGTTATTCATCCTTATAAGTATAGTCTACTACCTTGGAGTACTGATATGGTTATCAGTTCTTACTCATAAGGTAGATGACTTAAGCAAGCCACCCAATATTGAGCTTGAGTTGAAGCCCAATGACTCAGAGTTTATGAAAGATTGGGGTGCTAGCGACAGCACTATGCTTAGAGCTTGTGAATATTATGGTATCAAGCATCCTAGGATAGTTACAGCTCAAGCTATACTTGAGTCTGGTAACTTTGAGTCTAAGTTATTTAAGGAGTATAATAATCCCTTCGGTCTTTACAACAGTAAAAAGAAGGATTATTTCAAGTTTAAACATTGGACAGATGCTGTAGCAGCCTATATTTCTATGGTAGAATATAGGTATGCTGGAGGCGATTATTATAGATTCCTTGAGGAGCTTCCATATGCAGGTGACAAAAGATATATTTATAAAGTAAAAGCAATAGAAAGTAATTTACCTCCGTGAAATGAATAGAGAAGATGCAAGAGAAGAGATATTGAGATTGACCAATAAGGCAATACTCTTGGAACTCCCAACTGGATATGGTAAGTCATTGATGGGTATGGACTTATGCTTGAGAGATAATCCTCACAGTATTCTTATAGTAGTACCCAGAGTTGTTCTTATACAGAACTGGAAGGATGAGTTCAAGAAATGGGGAAATGATGAGTACCTAGACAGAGTTACATTCAGCACTTATGCAGGATTACATAAAGTTCCTGATATTCAGGGACACTTTAACTGTGTCATATTGGATGAGGCTCACCATGTGACTCCTAGAGTTCAGGATTTGCTTACCTATATAACATATGACAAGATAATCATGTTGTCAGCTACAGTCAAGAGAGACCTCAAGTATGACTTGAAGGATATGTTTCCTGACCTATATTGTTATAAGGTGAATATGAAGGAAGCCATAGAGAATGAAGTCCTTCCTGACCCTATGGTCTATCTGTTACCTCTTACTCTTGATAGCAGATATAATTCAGAGAAGATAGTAAAGCACAGTAGTGGTAGAACCTCAGTGACTTGCTCCTATAAGGATAGATGGAACTACCTTAAAAACAAGAACATCAAGTTGACTATTGAGTGTACCCAACTCCAGAAGAGTATTGAAATGGATGGTGAAATCACCTACTGGAGGGATAAGTACATGAGGACTAGGAATGAGATGTTCAAGAATAAGTGGTTACACCTTGCAGGTCAGAGGTTGAAGTGGTTGTCAAACCTAAAGAACCCTATTGTGTCTAGTCTATTGGCTCTATTCAGGAATGAGAGAGTATTGACTTTCTGTAACTCCATAGACCAGACCATTGAACTGGGTAGGAACTGTATCAACAGTAAGAACAAGGATGCAGTGAAAGTGCTTGAGTCCTTTAATAAAGGAGAGATAAGACATATCACAGCCTGTAATATGCTCAATGAGGGTATGAATTTGTCTAACTGTAGGATAGGTATATATGCCAATCTCAATAGTTCAGAGATAATTATCAAGCAAAGGCTTGGTAGAATACTAAGGCATAAGAATCCAGTGATAGTGATACCCTTCTATAAGGGTACTAGGGAAGAGGAGTTAGTTGCTAAGATGCTGGAAGATTATAATTCCAGACTAATTCATATAGTAGAAAACATAACTGACATAAAGATATGAGAAATAGAGTTTTGATTGAGAAGTCCAACTTCCATGTGGATGAGGTGAATAAGGTAGTTGTATGTAAACTTGAATGTGATATGCAACTTCATAAACATCCTGCTTGGAATGCTATTGACAGTAGGATGTTCAAGAGTATTCCTTATGTAAGCTGGGATGGCAAGTTCATTGTCAAGGCTAAAGCAAGATGCAATGCCACTGACACATTTGATGTTGAGACTGGTAAGAGAATTGCTGAGAGTAAGGCTAAAGCCAAGATGTTCAACACTGCTTGGAAGGTATATAGAATATGTGAAGATGCCTTAGTTGACCTTGCGCAGGAGTGTCAAAGGTATAGCCAAGCTTGTGTAAAAGCTATGGATATTGAGAACAATCATGTTCTTGAATTAACTAAATAAGGTATGACAATAAGCATAAATGAGTCTATCTGTAAGAAGAATAAATTAAGTCTAGCAGAGTTGCTATCCATTCTTCTTATTAAGACTGGTGCTGACATACCTAAGTTATTCAAGAGTCTTGAAGAGAAAGAAGTTATAGTCAAGGATGTATTTGGGGGTTATATGATAACTCAGAGATGGGATGATGTAGCTTCCACTATACTCCTTGATTCTGACAAAGACAGTCAGCCATCAGAAAGACTTGAGAACTTGGCTGTACAATTGGCTGAGATATTCCCTAAAGAGAAGAAGGCAGGTACTTGCCACTATTTCAGAGGTAATAAGAAAGACACCATACTTCGATTGAAGAAGTTCTTCAAGAGATATGGTAATAAGTTCACAGATGAACAGATACTGGAAGCTGCTAGAAGCTATGTAGCTTCTTTCAATGGTAACTACCACTATATGAGAGTATTGAAATACTTTATATGGAAGGATGCCAAGAAGGAAGATGCAGATGGTAATCTGTATGTGGATGAGACATCTGACTTAGCAACCCTAATTGAGAATGCAGGTGCTATTGATTCCATTAAAGAGGATTGGACAACTAGCTTGAACTGATATGGATGTATTTGACAGGTCAATAGAGAAACTGAAAGTCAGGAGACAAAGGATATTGGATGGGCAGATTAACTGTATTCCATTACCTTTCCCCAGACTAAGAACCTGGTTGCCAGGTATTGAGAAAAGAAGATATACTATAGTTACTGCAAACCAGAAGATAGGTAAGTCAAAGCTGAGTGACTACCTGTATGTCTATGAGCCTTTCTTCTATATGATAGAGCATCCTGACCAGTTAAGGTTCAAGGTGCTTTACTTCACTCTTGAAATGGGTAAGGAAGAGAAGTTCTATGAGTTTCTCTGCCACCTGTTATATAGGTTGGATAACATAAGGATAAGTCCTACCAACCTTAAGAGTACCAATGCTGACAATCCTTGTCCTGAGTATATACTTGAACTCATTGAGAGTGAGAGGTATCAGGAGTATATAAGGAAGTTCAAGGAGACTATCATCTATATAGATGATATAAGGAATCCTACTGGTATCTATAAGAGAATTAGAGGGTTTATGCTTGAAAGAGGTCAGTTCCACTACAAAAAGGGTACTGTTAAGGATGAGAATGGTCTTCCTATGGAGGTAGATGTCATTGATTACTTTGAACATGCTGATGAAGATGAGTATATAGAGGTAATCCTTGATAACTATTCCAATCTAATGCAAGAGCAAGGTATGGATAAGAGAGCTACCATTGAGAAGATGAGCAAGTATGCCATTGAACTCAGGGATAAGTTTGATATTCATTTCTGTGCTATCCAGCATCAGGCTCAGGCTCAGGAAGGTATTGAGAATCAGAAGCTCAATAAGCTATATCCATCATCAGATGGTCTGGCTGACTGTAAGACTACCACTAGAGATGCTAATCTGGTATTAGGTCTGTTCAGTCCATTCAAATATGGACTTACAGAATATGAAAAGTATGACATAACCAGATTCAAGAACAACATCAGGTTCTTGTTAGTCATTGAAGATAGGGATAATGGTGCAGGAGGTCAGATATGCCCATTACTCTTTGATGGTGAGGTAAGTAACTTCTGTGAATTACCTCTTCCTGACAATAAGAGGGAGATTGAGTCAGCACTACAGTATGTAGAGCAAGTCATAAGAAGGAGGGCTACTCCAGTATTTATGATGTTCACAAGAGAGAAAAGAAAAGTAGTTAAATGCTTGCACAGATGGTTCAATAGAAGTATCTTTGCAAACAGAAACAAGTAAAGTAATATGGCAAAAGCATTGATTTTAGCTAAGACTGGGTTTGGTAAATCCAGTTCATTGGTTGGTGTGCCTTCCGCTGGCATATTAGGCTTGAACCCTAAGGAGACTTATCTTCTTAGTTGTGTTAATAAGCCTCTGCCTATCAAGGGTGCATCTAAGATTTATGTGCCTGTGTCTATGCAGGGTGTTACTCCTGCCAACTTAGGTTCAGTCATAAGCAAGGGCAACAGGATTATCACCAAAGATGCCAAGATTGTAGCTGCTGCTATAGAGTTGTTAATTAATTCACCTTTCAAGAACATAGTGATTGATGATATGAACTATCTATCACAGGACTACTATATGAAGAATGCCATGAAAGGTGGTTGGGACACTCCTAAGCAGATAGGTTACAACATGGGTCTTATCTTTGACCAGATTGATAATGTGCCAGAGGATAAGAACATTATCTGTATGGCTCACTTTGAGACCTACAAGGATAAGAATGGTGACTCTATCTCTTACAAGTACAAATCAACTGGTAACATGGTTGATGAGTACATTACCCCAGAAGGTAAGTTTGAGACAGTACTCTTTGGAAAGATGTCTTGGGATGATACAGCTAAGGTAGCTGTAAGGCAGTTTGTAACCAATAATGATGGTGAATATCCTGCTAAGAGTCCTGTTGGTATGTTTGAATCCCTATATATTCCTAATGACTTAGGCATAGTAGCTCAGAAGATGCAGGAGTATTATGAGGGAGAATGACCAAAGAAGGAGTAAATCCTATAGCATTAGACAATGGAAAGAAGAAATAATCTAATATATAAGTAAAATGAAAGAATTAAGTAAGTTTGAGATTGCAGCCATCAAGAGGACTGCACAGAATGTGAATGCAATGGTCACTAAGAAGACCAAGCTAAAAGAGAAAATTGATGCACTTCAAGCTGAGTATGACCAGATTGAAGAAGCACAGGAGCAGTTTGAAGCACCCATCAGAAAGATGACTGGTGGTTATGGTACTGAAGACCTTGTAGAGAAGGTAATTGAAGATACTGGTAAGTTAGATAAGGATGGTAAGTCCATCAAGCTGACCAAGTATGTCTTGAAGTACCCTAACACTATCCTTCCTCCTACTATGGATAATGGTGATGGTGCAGTGGATGACACTGAGAAAGCTCCTGAGATTGAAGTACCTGCTGAGGATGCAGTAGCTATTGACCCCACAATAGAATCTCCTCTTGCTCCTACTATGGAGAACAGAGAGCATGGTGCAGACCCCAGTGACCTTCCCTTTATGAACTAATCAAACAAAAAGTAAGTAAGTATGAAAGAACATAATGTAGTATTTATGGCATTTGCACAGGGAAGTGAATCTAAGGAAGTTACAAGAAAGCTGTACATTGGTATAGCTCCTGTCTTTGTGCTGGCTGTCAATCCTAATAAGGAAGAGACAGAAAAGCTCTATGATATAGAGCTTGATGAAGCTCCTAACTATCTAAGTGAGGCTGAAGTTGGTCCAGAAGGTAATAAGTCTAAAGTGTCTCAGGCTAGGATTGACTTTGTAGTTAAGTCAGATAAGAAGAAGTGCAATGGAATTGAGATGCTTACCAGAGTAACTTTCTTCCTCAACAAGGCATATAAGTATAACAAGGACAACACCAAGGTTGAGGTAATCAACAAATATGGTGAGACTACTTGGTTACCTATTGGTGCAGCTAAAGGCACTGAACCTATCCCTGACAACATGAAGTGGTATGATACTTCTGACATGAGACCTGCCTATATCGGTGAGGCGGAGCTTACTGATTTCATCAAGAAGTATTTGAACATCCCCAACAAGTCATTCACTAATCCCAAGACCAAGGAGGTTAAGTTTATTCCTAACTTGGCAGATGCTGAGGCTAGACTTGACAAGATTGAGAACTACTTCAAGGGTGATTTCACTGAGTTGAAGAATATCATCAAGTTGCAGCCCAATAACAAGGTTAAGGGTATGTTTGGTGTAAGAACCACTGATGATAACAAGCAGTATCAAGCTGTATATACTCAGAAGTTCCTGAAACTCAATGTTACAGACTATAGTAAACTTGATGAGGAAATGCAGGACAGAAAGGCTAATGGAGCATATCCTACAACTGAGTTCAGCATTGAACCTCTACATGAGTACAATGTAGCTGCAACTGATTTCAATTTACCTGAGAATGACCCATTGGGTGCAGGTTCAGCACCTGCAAGTACTCCTTGGAGTGCTTGGGGAGGTAACAAGTAAATTAACTTTATAGACTATTAATCATGGCATTTGCATCTGGAGAACATAGCATTACCCTAGAAGATGTCCTATCAAGAACTACGGAATTTGACATATTATACCATTATTTTAATGTAAGTGAACTGCCTACTATAATACATTCACCTTTAAGGCAGGACAACAGACCTTCATTTGGTCTATATACATTAGATGGTAAGAGGGTACATTACACTGACTTAGCTACTAAGGATAGAGGTGGATTGTTTGATTTGCTTATGAAGTATTGGGGAGAAAGTTACAAAGATATGCTTAATCATCTTTGGGAGGACTTACCCAATTTCTCCAATGCCAATGTCCAGTTTAGTAGTATGAAGAGTGAAAGTTACCAGTACCAGTCTCTTAAATCAAGGAACATAGACCTTCAATGTAAGGTCAGAGAGTGGAAGGATTATGATATAGAATATTGGGCTTCTTATGGTATATCACTAGAGTGGCTCAAGTATGCTGACATATATCCCATATCACATAAGATTGTAATTAGGGATGGTCAAAGGTATGTATTTGGAGCTGATAAGTATGCCTATGCCTATGTGGAGAGGAAAGAGGGTAAAGTAACCCTCAAGATATACCAGCCTTATAACAAAGGTGGGTACAAGTGGAGCAACAGGCATGACAGGAGCGTCATATCACTTTGGACTAAAGTACCTGAGTATGGAGATAGAATCTGCATATGTTCATCTATGAAGGATGCCTTGTGCTTATGGGCTAATACAGGAATACCAGCACTAGCTATTCAAGGGGAAGGCTATGGTATGAGTAGTACTGCTATTGGTGAACTCAAAAGGAGATATAGTCATATCTATATACTACTGGACAATGATGAAGCTGGACTGCAAGATGCGGTGAAACTGTCAGAGTCCACTGGGTTCACCAATGTAGTATTACCCAGAGTGAATGATAATAAAGATGTCAGTGATTTATACAAATCTCTTCAAGACCCTAATAGGTTTAGGGGTATCATCATGCCCTTATTTAAGGATTAAAATTGTTTTAGGATAACATTAACAAAAATTTTAACATTTAACACTTCAAATTATGGAAACTCGTAAAGTAACTATTATCAATTCTAAGACCCAGAGCCAAAAGGTAATTCAGGACTCTAAGGCTACAACCCTCGGTGAACTCAAGCAGGAAATGAGGGAGAGAAGTATTGACTACACAGGTATGACCTTCTTTGAAGGTCATATGAGAGCTGAACTCAAGGATGATGCAGCTCCTCTGCCTACCAATATTCCCTATAAGGGTCAGGTAGTCAATGATTTAACATTCATGTTAACTACACCTGAGAAGAAAGTTAAGTCTGGTGCTATGTCAAGAGCAGAAGCCTATGCAGAAATTAAGAAGAGAGGCTTGCAGAGTGCTTGTGTAGGTAAGTTCGGTAAGAACTTCACACAGTGTTCTACTGCTGACCTCATCTCTCTGATTGAGAAGAACTCTACTAAGGAGGCTCCTGCACCCAAAGCTGAGAAACCTGTAGAGGTAGCAGCTCCTGCTGTTCCTGCAGAGAAGGAGGAAGCTTCTACAGCACCTGAAACTCCTGCTACTGGCTGTAACTGTTCAAAGGCTCTTGCTATCCTCACAGAGGCTCTCTATGAGAATTATACCATTGAGGAGGAGACCCATGATGCAGTCATGGCTACTCTCAAGGGTGGTTCTTACAATACACCTGAGAAGATGAGCAAGAAGGAGATTGATACTATGTTTGACTTTGTGGAAAGATAAGGTCAGATTGGATAACACGGTGGAGGGTGAGTAGTATGCTTGCCCTTCACCTTTTTTTTTTCTTTATACACAGTATGAGTGAAGAAATAACTAATAAGGTAAGGGAGTTATATGACAACACCATGTACTTCCCTAATAAGGTTCTTAGCATATTCAATGACTTCTTTGGAGAGCAGAGAGTGGATATGCAAGGGTTCTGGAGCTTTGATGAGTTCCTACGTTCAATGTCTGAGAACAGGCTTAGTTCTTTCTTCTCCTGTAAGGGTGCTGTACTTAGTAATCCAGGGTTCAGATGCATCAGTAAAAGGAGTAAGGCTGTCATAGAAGATATGCTTGATAATGGTGCTTTGGATAGTACTGTAACCAGTGATAAAGCACTTGCTACATACTTTTTACCTATAATGGCTACTGCTGTAATGCAGAATATGCCACAAGGCTTCATTCTTGTACATTTTCCTCATGTAAGGGTAACTAATGAACATGATAGATTTGTAGATATTAATCATTTATGGGTTAAAGTAGGTATAAAAGCAAATGGTGCAGGCATAGGTTACTTTGCTATGAATAGGAGTGAGTATGAACTCTCTCATATGAAAGCAGACTATCTACACAGTCATATTTCTGGTATTCCATTCAATAGGTTTACTGATTTCAAGTCTCCTTGTTTAGGCAGTGGACCTATCAGAAGTACAGTAGCTACTCTTGCAATGGGATATGATGAAGCTATATGGCAGTTGTTCTGCCTTGAACTGGACAAGTATGTTAGGGTAGAATCTATTGCTGGAGTACCTTATAGGTATCTGGAGAAGATAGGTAAAGGCGGTAACTTAATTAATGGAGAAACTGACTTCTCTATGAAAATTGAGACATTCAATGATTATAGTACTACATTCTCCAAAGAGGATATGAAGGACTTTATAAAACATCTGATAAGAGATAAGAAACTCAAGTTTAATTTCATCAGAGGAAGTTATGGTCTTGCAATGTCCTACCTTGACTATAGAATACTCATTAGTAATGAGTTCATCAAATGGTACAACCTGAGATATAACATAGGAATATCTACTGCAAATTATAATGACTTGGTTAGTGGAGGAATACTGAAAGAATGTATTATCAACAATGGTAAGATACTGTATTTCAGGAACAATGTAAGTAGGAATGATGAGAACTATTATATCTATGAGGGAGCTAATGTATGTACATTCAAAGGTAATCCTGTCAATATACATATAGTGGATAGTACCCCTGATACCTTTAACAAGACAGTGCTGATTAATGCAAGTATTGCTGAGAAAATAGCAAAGGCAGTACTTACAATAGTAAATTACAAATATGGAAGAGAACAAAGAGAAGAAGCTGGAATTAGTACGCCAGCAATCTATTTATAAGATGGTAATCCCTCAGGAAGTTGAAAAGAAGATAAGACTTCTGTGTAGGGAGATACATAATGTGGAATGGTCTGGAGTACTGTTCTACAAGGTAAGTGGTTCATTTGAGGATAAATCACTGACAATCACTTGTGTAGACTTATTCCAGATGGATGAGGGTACTGGAGGCTATACTGAGTATGATATGTCCCCAGATGTCATGGGTTATATGACAGACCATCCTGAGCTGCTTGATGCAGGTGTATATCAGGGACTTATCCATTCACATAATAACATGGCTACATTCTTTAGTGGTACTGATACAGCCACTTTACAGTCAGAAGGTAGTGATATGAACCACTTTGTATCACTGATTGTGAACAATGCTGGCAAGTACACAGCAGGGGTGACTAGGAAGGTTAAGCTCAAGCAGGCAATCAATGAGGAGTTTGCCTATCCCACATGGGGAGATGAGGAAGTATCTGGCAATAGAACATTTACAGTAGAGAAGGAGTATATCCAATGGTTTAACCTTGACATTGAGATTGAAGGAGTCAATAATGACTTTGAAACGGAAATACTTGAAAGGATTAAAGCTATTAGGGCAGCTAAGTCTAGTAAGAGGGGCATTGAGAGTGTTAGAAGTCCTTACTATGGTGGAGGCTATAAGAAAGAGGACTATGGCAAGTACCCAATAGGTTCTTATGGTAATCCTAAAGGATATACAGTACCTGCTGGTCCAGCCAATACCGCTCCTGTCAAGAGAGAGGTTAAGCAACCTACACTCTTTGATGACACCAATGAGGAGTTTATGATTGACTATGAGAAGTTCAAGCTCAGTGATGAGATAGTGGACTGGGTGGTTAAACAGACCATCACTTGTAGTGTAATCATTCCTAACTCCAGTAACATTGATGTAGAGAAGTGGGCTAGGTCTATGGATTCTCTGTATAAGAAGAGATTTGCAGATAAGAAGGAGTTTGAAGCTTTTGCTGTAAACTTTGTAGACTTTGTGGTTAACTATACAGAAGACCCAGAAGCTGCTGCTTTCTTGGATGCCACAGAGATGGCTGCTGTACTGGCTTATCATGTAAGAGAGAAACTGAGCACTCTACCTAAGAATGAGTGGCTGGATGCTTGGATGGAATTGTATGATGATTATATACTGTAAATATGGAAGATGTAATGAGTGAAGTAACTGCTCAGGCTCGTCAAGAGTTTGAGAGAGCTATGGATGAGGCAATAGCCAATGAGCCTCAGTTGAGTCCAGAAGATGAAGCATTACTAGCAATGGCAATGGATGGGGAACATCAGGAAATACCAATAAACTCACAGACAATCACTGTAGATGAGACTACAAGTAGGTTCAGTGGGGCTATATGGTATGAGGAAATACAGAAGCAGGTTGTCACTTTGGCAGGTGTTGGAGGTATTGGTAGTTATGTAGGTTTCTTGTTAGGCAGATTAAAGCCTCAGAGACTTATCATATATGACCCTGACAGAGTTGAGACTGTTAATATGTCAGGTCAGTTGTATGGTCAGGAAGATGTCGGTAAATTTAAGAGTGTAGCTCTTGCCATTATGGTCAAAAACTATGCTAACTATAACAATATAGTGACATTGACTAACAGGTTTGAATCTAACTCTGAGTCTACTGACATTATGATATGTGGCTTTGACAATATGGAAGCCCGAAGGACATTCTATGAGAGTTGGAAGCAGAGGGTATTATTTTATTCTGCTGGTAGTGATAGTAGGAAGAAGTGTTTATTCATAGATGGAAGATTGGCGGCAGAAGAGTTCCAAGTATTATCTATCCAAGGAGATGATGAAAGAGCTATGGCGGAGTATGAGAATAAGTGGCTGTTCAATGATGCAGAAGCCGAGGAGACTATATGCTCCTATAAGCAGACTACTTTCATGGCTAACATGATTGCATCCGTAATGGTCAATATTTTTGTGAACTTCATAGCTAATCAGTGTGGTCCTATCATAGACAGGGATGTTCCTTTCTTCATATCCTATGATGCAAGTACAATGTTTACTAAAGTTGAAATGTAATGCAAAGAGTGAGTAGTAGAATGAGTTATACTATCGGGCATATGTATAATTTAAGAGGAGATATAGACTCCTATAGCGATCCAAATGCTAAATTGGTCAATTACTCCATGCACACAGTATTTTCATCATTCTTTAGAGTTCCTCTACAGGGAGATAAGATTGAACTTCCCATATTTGCCAAGAAATATGTACAAAGTAAGCTCCTTGAAAGGTTGGAAGACAAGTCAAACCCTATGAGAAGAAGTGACATCATTATGCACTTCAATACTATAGGGTGTAGTTCCCCCTATAGAACAGCAGATTCTTTAATCGGGAATCTGATAGAGTACAAATCTGATACATATGACATGTACTATACTGTTAAGACCAATAAGGGAGAGACATACTATGGATGTAATGGTACTATATTCAACAAGGATATGGTTCTACTCATCTTCAATGTCATAGAATGTGAGATTGTAAATAATACTCTTGTCTATAAGAAAGTCAAGAGTTATATACATCCATCAGTGTTTTATTCTGATGGTACTGTGGAGAAGTGTATAGCCAACAAGATTATACCATTTGTCATGCAGAATGGTATAGAGGTAAGACCGTATGACTCAAGGGTAGTTGATAATATCAACTATGTAGATATAGGAGGAGTCAGGAAGACTATACCAGAATTGTCAGTTACCAATATAACTGACAAGTTCTTCTGTAAGCCTATTCTTCCTAGCGTGACATATAGTGATGATGACATCAATGATATGCTGAACAGGAACATTGATGATGTATTTAATGTCATTAGATTATGACACTTGAGGAATATTTTGGTGATTGGCTTAGAGTGATTGATAGAGCAGAGTTAGACAAGGTATTGACACTCCTTAACAGAATGTATAGGGTAAAACCTATATGTCCTGCACAGGAGAATGTGTTCAAGGCATTCAACTTGTGTAAGTATCATGATTGTAAGGTGGTATTCATAGGTCAGGACCCCTACCCTCAGAAGGGTGTGGCTACTGGCATATTATTTGGGAATGATGTAAGTACTAAAGAAGATGATTGGTCTCCATCATTAAAAATTGTTAGAGATTCAGTTATTGACTTGCATAAACCACATAATCTGATTACCTTTGACCCCACTTTAGAGTCATGGGCTAAGCAGGGAATCCTCATGATTAACTCTGCTTTGACAGTAGAGATGAATAAGATAGGCTCACACACTATGTTGTGGAGACCTTTCATCTCAAAACTACTAAAAAAGATGTCTGAGTATGATACTGGTATGATATATGTGTTGTTTGGGGGCACTGCCCGTACCTTCAAGCCATATATAGGAAAGTATAATGATGTAATAGAGATAGAGCATCCTGCATACTTTGCAAGAATCAACCAGGACATGCCTTCAGATATATTCTATGAGATTAACAAATTATTAAAAGCAAGGTATAACTACCAGATTAACTGGTATAAAGAAGAAAAATATGAACAAGCTGAAAATGAAAAAGAGTGGTAAAGAAGTTAAGATGGGTGAGAAATTCATCAAGGTTATAGAATTGTATGGCGTTGCTGTACCTGTAGCACAAATTGAGCTTAATGAATCTACTCTTCCTGATTTTATCAAACGTGGTATAATAGTAGTGGAAGACTCTGATAGTGACATTGGTATTACTATGAAGAGTGCAGTACAGCATCTGGCTAATAGGATTGGCTGGAGTAGAGAAAACCTTGAGAAGTACTTCAACAACCTCTATAAGATTAGCCCTGCTGCTGTCTTTGAGATTGTATTGAAGGAAGTGGCTATCTTGCTTGATGAGCAGTACCCTGACCACATCAGCAACAGTAAGGAGATTTGGGTAATCAATAAGGTCAATGGAGAGATTCAGAAACTCAAAGACCTGAGTAAAATCAAGAGCTTCCAGCACTTTGCTGCTTTTAGAAGCCTTGAGGATGCTCTTGTAGCCAAGAGAGTGATGGCTCCTGCATTGAAGGACTTGTATGGAAAACAGAAGAATTAAAGGTGCTACACCTTTAATTGTTGATGATATTAAGTTCAAATCCAAAATCGAAGCAAGTGTGTACAAGCACTTGCTTCAAGCTGGATTTGACCCAGTGTATGAGGGTATGAAGTTCACTATATGGAGTGGCTTCAAGCCTACAGTCCCATTCTATACAAGGATAAGACGAAGCAATGGGCTTAATATGAAGAAAACTATAGACATCACCTATACCCCAGACTTTATATTCAAGTATAATGGTAAGCTAATTATCATAGAGGTCAAAGGATTACAAAATGATGTCTTTCCATATAAGTTCAAGATGTTCAGAGCTATACTTGAGGGAGAACCTTATGTAGGTAATACCCTACTGTTTGAGATATTCAGCATCAAGCAATTAAAGGAGTGTATAGAAATCATAAAATCATATGACTCCACTACAGAGACTAAATAGTTTGGTAAAGTCATTCCCAGAGAAGGATAGGGAATTGATGCAGAAGATGTTAGATGAAAGGAAGTTTGAAGACTTGTGGGAACTTGTGAGGTCCTCCATCTATATGATGAGAAAGTACAAGGACAAGTATGAGGCTGACCTTACTGACATGACTGTGTTCAAGTCTGAGCTATCCTCCTATTTGGACCAGTTAGGTCTAGAGGATGATGAGGAATTTGAGGATGAGGAAGAAATGATTGACACTTATGAAGAGTATTAAAGAACTGGCATGGAATGTGGATGAACAAACCTATAGAGCTGATAGTGCCATAAGCTATTCAACCCTTAGTAGGTTTGAGAGGGAAGGGTGGAGAAAGCTTGGCTCACTCTTTGATAAGATTGAGACACCTTCACTCACATTCGGAAGTGCTGTTGATACTAAGCTGACTGATGGTGATGAAGCATTCAATGAGAGGTTCACTGTATGTGACTTCCCACCATTGTCAGACACATTGATAAGCATTACAAAGTTCCTCCACAAGAACTTCCATGAGGACCATAGGAGACTCAGCATGATAGATGATGCTGAGATAAGCAGGGCTGCACTGATGTTTAACTACTATACTAATCCCAAGTATGAGAACTTTAGGGTAAAAAGCATTAAGGAGAATTGTGATGAGTACTACTCATTACTTACATTAGCAGGAGACAAAACTGTACTGTCACAGAATGACTATGCTGATGTAATGGCTTGTGCGGATGAGTTAAAGACCAATCCAGCAACCAAATACTTCTTTAGTTCAAATCCTTTTGAAACTCATATTGAGAAGGTGTTCCAGTTGAAGTTCAGAGCAGAGTTCAAAGGCATACCTGTCAGATGTATGTTTGATGAAATTATTGTAGACCATGAGAAGAAGATGATATACCCTATAGACTTAAAGACCACAGGTCATCCTGAGGAAGAGTTTGAAGGGTCTTTCTCTCAATGGAGATATGATATTCAAGCCAAACTATATACCTATATATTACAGGAGTGCATCAAGAATGATGAGTACTTCAAGGATTTCAAGATACAGCCCTATCAGTTTGTGGTTATAAACAGAAGGACTGTAGCTCCTATTGTATGGGTGTATGAAGGGAACTTTGGACAGGTAGACCTTAAGGATGATAAAGGTAATATATTGAGGGATTGGAGAAAGATACTCTATGAACTCCACTATTATCTAATATATGCTGGCAAGTACAGTATAAGAGCAATGGCAAATAATTGTGTATTAAAGATAAGTAATTTAACACCATGTTGAAAGTAGTTAAGAGAGATGGAAGTATTGAGGACTTTAATGTCCAAAAGGTAGTCAATGCAGTCCAGAAGGCATTTGCATCAGTAGGGTGCGAGCTACCTGAGTATTTGAGCACAATGATACCTGCCTTATTTGAAGAGGGAGATGTCATTGGTGTAGAAGATATACAGGATAGAGTAGAACAACTATTGATGAATGACAAGCACTTCAAGGCTGCTAAGTCATATATTCTGTATAGGGAGAAGCACAAGCAAGCTAGGTTTATTAGAGAAAGGATTGATTATATGTCTAACTATGCAGATTCTGATGATAATGCTGCTAGTTCTTCAGAGACTGACCCTAATGCTAATGTAACCCAGAAGAATGTTGCTAATCTTGATGGGGAAGTCTATAAGGTAGAGAATAGAATTATTCAGAGGCAGAGGATGAAGGATGAACTTAGTGTTCTTTATCCAGAGGTAGCAAAGCAATATGAAGTAGATGTTGAAAATCACATAATCTACCCTCATGATGAAGCTAGTGTACCTACTTTGAAGTTCTATTGTCAAGCAGATACTCTTTACCCACTCATGACAGAAGGTGTAGGTAATATAGATGGAATAACTCCCTCTGCTCCTAATGACCTACAGTCATTCAGTGGACAAATCACCAATCTTATATTCTTACTCTCATCACAGTGTAAGGGTGCAGTTGCAATAGGTGAGTACTTTATTGCACTGAACTACTATATTGTGCAGGAGTTTGGTACTAACTGGTATGAGAAGCTGGATGTAGTGACTACCACGGAGCATTGCAGTAAACAGAGAACTATAAGAGATGCTATCTATAAGGCATTCAAGCAGTTCATCTATGGTGTAAATCAACCTGCTGGTAATAGGAGCTACCAAAGCCCATTTACAAATGTGTCTTATTATGACCATACATATTTTGATTCATTGTTTGGAGAGTTCTATTATCCTGATGGTACTAAACCTCAATGGGAAGCAGTAGATTGTCTGCAAAGACTATTTATGAAGTTTTTCAATAAGTTGAGAACCAAGCAGATTCTTACATTCCCTGTAGAGACAATGGCTATGGTGTATGACCCTAAGACCAATGATATTATAGACAAAGACTATAAGGACTTCACTGCTGAAATGTATGCAGAAGGACATTCATTCTTTACTTATATTTCAGATAGTGCTGATAGTCTTGCATCATGTTGTAGATTAAGGAATGAGCTTGCAGAGAATACTTTCAATCCTACATCAGGTCTTACTGGTGTAATGACTGGTTCATGTAATGTTATCACTCTTAACATTAGTAGGATTGTTCAGAATTGGTATAATATGATGGACAGTCACAATGAAGGATGGAATAAACAAAGAGCAAGAGAAAGCTATCCTGATTTAATTGATTACATTAGAGAAGAAGGAGGTATTCTTGATAGAGTATATAAGTATCATATTGCTTATAAGACTATGCTCTATGAACAAGAAGAGAAAGGTATGTTTGCAGCTTGTAATGGTGGCTATATACACATGAACAAGTTATATAGTACTATTGGTATTAATGGCTTGAATGAGGCAGCTAGATTCTTAGGTCTTAAGGTATCTAATAATCCTGAATATATTAAGTTCTTGCAGTTAATTCTTGGCACTATTAAGGAAGAAAATAAGAAGCACTCTATACATGATAGTAAGAGACCTTTCTTGTTTAATTCTGAGGTAGTTCCTGCTGAGTCTCTTGGTGGCAAGAATTATAGATGGGATAAGGAAGATGGATTAGAACCAATGTCCATCTAAAACCTCTTTTAATTGACTCAGAAGTCCCTATGGGATTATGAGGGGCAAGCAAGGGAAACCTGTGCAGCCTGACAGACTAAACAAAGAGGACTTTAATATACAATCTGTGAAGATAGAATATTAAGGTATGCAATAGTCGGAACTCTATGGTAACATAGAGAGGTTAATAGAAATATTAGCCCATTCATTAAAAATATGGTTATAATCTTGCATAATTGGGATAAAAGTTTTAACTTTGCTCCCAAAATGATTAAGTATGGAAACTAAATTATGTAAGATTTGTGGTAGAGAATTATCATTGGAGATGTTTGATGAAGGAAGACATCAATGTAAGGATTGTAGAAGAGCTTATAGGAAGCAAAGGAGATTGGAACATCCTGAGATTCACAGGGCACAAGCTACAAGAAGGCAGGATAGGCAAGGAGAATGGCTTAATAGCATAAAAACTCCCTGTATTGTCTGTGGAGAAGCAGAACCTGTTTGTATTGACTTTCATCATATCAATCCAGTAGATAAGGAATTTACCATAGGTAAGTATAGAAGTAGGAGCAAGGAGTGGCTTCTGCAAGAAGTAAGTAAGTGTGTTTGCTTATGTGCTAATTGTCATAGGAAAGTACATGCTGGTTTGATAAACTTAAATAACTATATTGCTAATGAATCACCTTTCTGCACAACGGGAGAGGGTGTAACAGAATGATTGGGTTCCTGAAGATGAGAACCTATACAACTCATATTTCTTTGATGCCCATGATGATACTTCAGTACTAGATAAGATGATTTTGCATGGAAGGCAGACAGCACAGTATTGTGATGGAGGCTCAGCTTGTCATATCAATCTTGAAGACCATTTAAGCAAAGAACAATATCTTAAGTTGCTTGAATTTGCAGTCAAAGAAGGTACTAACTACTTCACATTTAATATTCCTAATAGTAAGTGTGATGATTGTGGCTATATTACTAAGCATCCTATCACTGAGTGTCCAAAGTGCCATAGTCATAACATTACTCAATATACAAGGGTAATAGGATATTTAAGACCAATAAAAAGCTTCGGAAAAGATAGACAAATAGAAGCATATAAGAGACAATACAGTAAGGAAGTTGATATATTATTACAAAAACATCTGCTCAACTTGCGCAGGGAAAAGATACCATTATAAGCAAGTAAGAGAACTTATAGTAAAAACATTGAATAGTAAACTAAGTAATAATGATTAAATTTGACAATGAGGAGAAGTTTTTGGGCACAGGTATGACAAAAAATATGGTTTCTATACAGGATGTAATAGATATTCTTAGCGCATTAACACCTCCTAAAGGTAGAACTTTAAGTAATATACCTTTTGGATTTATTAATACAAAAGGTGAGCCTATATTATTGTTTGATGAAAATAAGGAAAAAATCTTATCATACGGAATATCAAGGGCATTTCCTGTATTTCTGAATTTAAAAAGAAGTGGAGCTATAGTTGTTCCTAACACAGACAGCCTAATCAAAGAAAAGGAATCCCTAGAAAAAGAAAATATGGAACTTAAAAATAAGTTATCTAAAATATCTAAATTATGCTTAAATATGCAGATGCAAAAGTAGTCTTTGCTGAAGTGCCAGATGAAGTGACTCTTGCTATCAACATATCTAATTGTCCATGTCAATGTAAGGGCTGCCATAGCTCTTACTTGGCACAGGATATAGGTACTGAATTAACTTTCAATGAAGTAAGGAAACTTATTAAGAAGAATAGTGGAATTAGCTGTATAGCCTTTATGGGTGGTGATTCTGAGCCAGAGAGAATAAATGCTCTGGCTTCTTTTGTAACTAATCATTATCAATTGAAGGTAGCTTGGTATAGTGGTAGACAAGAGCTTAGTAAGGATATTGAGCTTAGGAACTTTGACGCGATAAAACTCGGTCCATATATAGAGGAGTTAGGTCCATTGAGTAGTAGGACTACTAACCAGAGATTCTATAGAGTAGAGAAAGGAGTGTTAACAGATATAACAAATAAGTTTTGGAAATGAAGATAAAAGTAAAAGAAATAACTGAAGGGTGCTTCCCTGTAAGGTCTAATGGTTTAGCATCAGATTGCTATGACCTGTTCCTTGCAGAGGATGTAACACTCAAGAAAGGTGAAGTATATGTAGCCAAACTGGGAGTAGCTATAGAGATGCCTAAAGGTATCATAGCTAGAGTATATAGTAGAAGCAGCTCTCCAAGTAAGTTAGGTATAGGGGTAGCCAATGGGTTAGGATTCATTGATACTGCTTATTGTGGAGACAATGATGAGTGGAGGTGTCCTATCATAGCATATAAGGATGTCACTATATCTAAAGGCACAAGGATATGCCAGTTTGAGGTAGCTCCTTCCCAATTTGCCAAATGGTATCATAAGCTGAGATGGCTATTTACTACTCCTCTTCTGGAGCAGGTTGACCACCTTGGTAATGTTGATAGAGGTGGGATAGGAAGTAGTGGTACTAATTAAAACAAGTATGGAGCATGGAATTTGTATTGAAAATAGTGTTTGTGCTGCTACTAGCAGGCATTGCTGTCATAGTAGCACATTTCGTTGATTTGGCTAGGAAGAAAACTTCTTATGATAGAATGTCTTTTAGAGAGACTATGGACTTATGTGAACTTCCTATAGTAACATTTATGAATAATGGAAAGAAATTGAATTTCCTCTTAGACACTGGTGCAAGTAAATCTGTTATTCATAGTGGGGCTTTGGATGGGCTTACTTATAAGAGCCTCAACAAGTCTGGTGATTTATATGGTATAGATGGGAAAAGGCAAGATGCCTCATTTATCAGTATGTCTATAGGATATAAAGGCAAGGATTATAGTGAGGAGTTCCAATCTATTGATATGAGCATCCCATTCAGTAACCTAAAGTCTGACTTTGGTGTTAATCTGCATGGCATTCTGTCAAGTACTTTCTTTCAGAAGTATAGATATGTACTGAACTTTGATGAACTGGTAGCTTATTCTATGGTATGAAAGGCTTGATTAAACTTAAGTCAAGAGGCTATGAGGAGAACTACTTGAAGAAGCTAAAGAAGTCTGATGGTTCAGAGTCAAAAACTTATGTACTAAAGGTATCTACTCCCCACCTTAGATGTGGAGAAGTGGAGGGAGGTAAGAAGTTCATTAGTCCATCAGAGGGTCCTATGATTGTAGTAGGTAATTATCTTGAAGAAGCTGAGGCAGTAGTCAAATCAATAGACTTCACTATAGGTTATGGTTACACTATAACATTTGAGTAATGGATGAATGGTTTGAAGAAGAAAAGCAGGAAGCTATTAAGTACTATGGTGAGCAGATATACTATGTGTCTGGAGTTGCGAACTTGTTTAGTGATGCGGAGATAGAATGTTCTTATAAGAATATATCAGTAGGGGAATCCCTGGAGCTTCTCAGCACACTAAAGGTTGTAGGGTTGGATAGTGAGACTAGAGGTACAGAGATATGGCAAGGTCAGTTGCTGTTGCTTCAATTAGGTAACAAGCATTTTCAAGTAGTCATTGACTGTACCACTGTAGATGTCAAGCTATACAAGGAGTTCCTTGAAAGTGATAGGCTTTTCATAATTCATAATGCCAAGTTTGACCTAAGATGGTTATATAAGGAGGGTATTGTAATTAGAAATGTATTTGATACCTTCCTTGCGGAGAAGATACTATTCCTGGGATTTCCGCCAGGAATAGTGTCACTCAGTTTGCAGGCTTGTTGTGACAGGTATCTTAATGTTTACCTTGACAAGACAGTCAGAGGTAAGATTAACTATGGCGTCACTGATGAGGTAATAATCTATTCAGCCAATGATGTTGTGTTCCTTGAGGATGTTATGGAAGCACAGTTAAAGCAGATAGAGGCTAGAGGTCAGAGAGTTGCCTTAGAGATAGAGAACAGATTTGTGAAAGTATTGGCTTATATTGAGTTCTGTGGTATAAGGCTTGACATTGAGAGATGGAAAGCCAAGATGATTAAGGATGCTGAAAGGCTGAGAGTAGCAGAGCAGAAACTCAATGATTGGGTTGTAGAGTATGTAATGTCTAAAGGAGATACTGATGCTATAGCCTATGATGTTCAAACTAAGAGAGGAAAGGTAAAGAGAGCTAAGGGTACTGTAGGTAAGTATGTTGCCATAGACCCGCAGCAGAGCCTCTTTGAGGAGAACAAGCCTAGATGTATCATTAACTGGAACAGTAACAAGCAGGTTATACCATTGTTTGAGGAGTTAGGGTTCAATGTATGGACTAAAGACAAGAAGACTGGAAAGATGAAGAAGTCAGTAGACTCAAAGCTGCTTAAACAGCAGTTGGATAAGAGTCCTTTGGCTAAATTATATCTTGATTACTCTGGTGAGTTCAAGGTAGTTACTTCATTTGGTCAGAATTTCTTGGATGCAGTCAATCCTGTTACAGGGAGAATACATCCTACATTTAATCAGATGATGGACACTGGCAGGTTGAGCTGTGGTAAAGGAGGGAAGAAAGGTGGAGGTAAGACTAAGGATGATGACTTTGCTGAGGAAGAACAGACAGAGCAGGATGCTGATGTTATTATAGCAGTAGACAAGAGTGTGAATGTTCAGCAGTTACCATCTGATGCAGAGACTAGAGCTTGCTTCATACCTGATAAAGACCATATGCTAGTTGATTGTGATTATGGAGACCAAGAAGGTCATGTCTTTACTGAGCTAAGTCAGGATAAGGCATGGATTGATTTCTATAATGACCCCAATGAGAGAGATGGTCACTCCTTTGTAGCCAAGATGATATTCTCTGATGAGCTAAAGGATATACCAGAGAAGGAAGTAAAGAAGAAGAGAAAAGACTTGAGGGATGCTGCCAAGCCAGCTAGGTTTACCTTTAATTATAATGGAACAGCCAATGCTCTGGCAGCCAACACAGGCAAGTCTCTTGAGTTCTGTGAGCTATGTTTTGAGAAGTATTTCTCAGCATTCAAGGGCATAGCCAGCTATTTTAGGGTGAGTAAGGCTAATATGTGGAAAAGAGGTTATATCCTAATCTCAAAGTACACTGGATTGAGAGCTTACATTTATGACTATCCTATACTGAAAGGCATAGAGAGAAGAATCAAGGGAATGGGTCAAGAGTTCTGGGATTCCTATAGGAAAGCCAGAGACTCTGGTCAAGTCATTGATGATGTCCCTGCTGTGGTTCTTCAACAGATGGCAGGGAAGTTTGCCAATGGAGAGCCTATGGAAGCTATTGCTATAAGGTATGAATATAAGGTCAAGAAGGGTAAGAAGATTGAGACAAAGTATATAGATATTAACAGAGAGACTGTATTGATTAAACTCTGGAAGCATTTGGCAAAGAGAAGGTCATCATCTGAGAATCAGTCCTGTAACTATCCCTCACAAGGTACAGCAGCAGCTATGACTAAGATTGCTGGTATAATGTACTTTGATTACTTGGTAGAGTCAGGATTGATATTCAAGGTATTGATACCTAATGATGTCCATGATGAGTATCTGACAGAGCCACCCACTGATATAGCTGAACAGGAAGCTAGGAAACTTAGTGAATGTATGGAAGCATCAGCAGCTATGTTCTGTCAGTCAGTCAAGATTAAGGCAGTTCCCGAAATAGCAGACCATTGGGTACATTGATATGGAGATAATACCAAACATTTGTATGTCGAGGATATGAAAGACTTCCTTGACAAATTTGTTAAACTAACAGAATATAATATGGAAACAACAGTAAACAAAGAATATCAAAAGCTGATTGATATTGTCAAGTCAGTAGTGGATATGGCTGATAGCTCTGAAATGTATGATAGGCTCAAGACAGTAGAGCAAGGTCTTATGAACTTAGGCTCAAGACCAGTGCTACCTGACAATGTGCAGTCATTTGTGGATATAACCACTAATATGGCTAAGACTTATGCAGCTAAGAACCATGACTATGGTAACTCATTTGAGCAATCCTGTAATAAGTTTGGCATCATAGCATCAGTGGTAAGACTAGGAGACAAGATGAATAGGATTGAATCTTTAACTTTCAATAAAGCTAAAGTTAAAGATGAATCTATTAAAGATACTCTTCTGGACCTTGCTAACTATGCTATTATGACTGTAATATGGTTAAATCAGCAACCTAGAGAGGAGTAAGCATGATAATAGCAGTAGACTTTGATGGAACTTGTGTTACACATGAGTTCCCTAATGTAGGTAAGGATATAGGTGCAGTACCTGTATTGAAGAGGCTTGTAGAGAAGGGTCATCATATCATCCTCCATACTATGAGAAGTCATAGCAATGGTAAGGTTGGTAACTTTGACAAGAATGGCAATCCTATTGAGAGAGATACTCTACAAGATGCTATTGATTGGTTCGAGAAGAATGGTATTCCTTTGCTTGGAGTCAATGAGAATCCTACTCAGAAGAGATGGACCTCATCTCCCAAGATATTTGCTCATATCTATATAGATGATGCAGCTCTTGGAGTACCACTCAAGAGTGACCCTCAATTAAGTGATAGACCTTATGTGAATTGGAAGGAAATAATGAATTGGTTAGTAATAAATGGAATAGTATGACACAGAGAGGAATATATGTAGCACCTTGTCAGACTACCCCTAACAGAGATAGGGCAGATACCAAGGTGGTTGCCTGTAAAGAGATGAAGCTCTGGATTGTAGAGTTCAGTATTAAGGATATAGGTAATGGATGTGCAGTTGTAAAGGCTGATAATCCTAAGCAAGCTGAGGTACTATTGAAGGCTCAAGGTACATTCAATGGCTTACCTCACCTATATAGTATCACTCGTATAGAGGAGATTATACCTTCACCTGACTCTATGTTAATCTGTGAGCAGTTGGCAACTAATGTCGAGGACTTGAATCAGGTATGAGACAATACACACATAGAGAATTTATCAAGATATGTATAGCCAATGGCTTCTATTATAGCAGACATAATGGAGGTCATGCTATATATGTCAATGATATGGATAGGCATATCTCTATCCCTCATAAACTGGAAAGTGTTATAGCAATAAGACTTATTAAAGAAAATAACTTAGATGTAAACATTAAAAAGCGAAGAAAATGAATAATTATGATTATCCTATGGGTGCAGATACTTCAGATGCACCTTGGAATCAAGAAAGCCCTAAACCTCGGACAATAGAGGTTACTGTGTCTATAACACTCAGTAAGACAGTAAGAATAAAGGTAGATGACTATATTGCTGAAGAGTACTCTGATGAAGATGGCTATCATGGCATTAGCTATGACTATTCTGAGTGTAACTTAGAACAAGCAGTTAGAGACCAGATAACTCTTCCTAACAATGTAGAAGAGTTTAATGATTGGATTGAAGATGATTTTGCAGTAAACTTGGAGGAATAATATGACATTTATAATTCACTTTAAAGATGGGCATAGGGAAACTTACAGTAACTGCTATGATGAAGGTAATGAACATGAAAGAGATGCTGCGTGGGATGATGTCTATGCAACATTTCCTGATGCTGATTATATAGAAGAATTTTAATAATCTAAGAGGAAAAAGTAATGGAGATTGGAAAGAAATCTGTAAACTTATGGAAGTATGAGATATGTAGTGATTGAAGATTTTAATGGACTTATCAATCTGGTAATAGACCCTGATGATGGAATGACTAAGGTGTTCGATAATGAGGCAGATGCTGTGACAGAAGCTCAGAATTGCCAGAATGGTACAGTAGTTTGTTTAGATGATTAAACTATGGTTATTAAAAGAAAATTATGGTATGCCAAAGTTGAAGGTTTGACATACCTTGTGGTAGCTAAAAGTTTCGACGAGGCTGTACAGCTAATAAAGATTTGGAGACCTGGTGATTATATAGAGGAAGTGAGGGTATCCTCAAGTGACTCTATAGTTATAGTCAAAGAAGATATGGATGAAGTAATAAAAGAAAGGAAAGGATATGAAGCTCATTAAACCATCATATGAAATATGGCAGCAGCCTTGTGGTCTCGAAGGTGTTTACAAACAAATAGAGCGTGCAGGTAGAGTCTGCTATAAGTCTGAGGACAAGATAACAGAAGATAGTGCTAAGCCATTTGTGGATAGGATGATTAAAAGTGGTCATGATGCTATATTGGAACATGGTACTGTGTATCTGGCTATGCCTATGGAGACTATACTACCTATAGTAGCTAATGGTTGGGGTAAATACACTAAGAACCCTTATTCAAAAGGTTTCAGAGTATGTGAGGTTGATGGTCAGAGGAGAGTAGCTGTTACTACTAACCTTAGAGTACTGATAGAAAATGGTTGGCTCGATGACTTACAGTACATCTGTGAGCCTACAGAGTACCATGAGAGAAGAGTTACAGTACACTTTGTATGTGATAGAGGTGTTTCACATGAGTTTGTAAGGCATAGAGTATTCTCATTTGCACAAGAGTCTACAAGATACTGTAACTATTCCAAGGACAAGTTTGGTAAAGAACTTACTTTCATTATGCCTTGTTGGGTAGATGTCCCAGAAGGAAAATATACCAACATAAGTAAACAAAGTTCTGAGGATGGAGAATATAAGCAGATAATGTTACATGAGAATAATATTAATGCTTATCCTTTAACTACTACTCCTGAAGGTAGATTCTTATGGCATTGCCTTTGGTCTGAACATGATTATTTTGACCTGTTAGAACAAGGATGGAAACCACAAGAAGCAAGAGCTGTTTTACCAAACTCCTTAAAGACAGAATTGGTTATGACTGGGTTTGTGTCTGATTGGAAGCACTTCTTTTCACTGAGGAGTAGAATTGCTAAAACAGGTAAGCCACATCCTCAAGCTCAAGAATTAGCTGACCCTCTCATGGATGAATTTATCAAGAAAGGTATAATGGAGGCATAAAAGAATGCAAATTAAGCTACCCAAGATTGATAAACTCAACAAGTGGGTTAATGAAACCAATGTAACTAAGAAAGAAGTTGAGGAGTTTATGGCAAACATTTCTAAACTTATCTAAACAATGAAGCCAATTAGAATGGGTAAAGGGTTGCTCTACCACATAAGACACCCTAGAATAATAAAGTTAAATCCTACTCCTAAAAGGATAAGGAAAATTTTTAGTAACATTTTGAAAGAAGAAGAGAAATATGAAAACAGGTATTAAAGTAGGAGATGTGCTTAGTGAGACCAGTCATTATATAGTGGCTGGTTTTAATTTTGATGGTAGTGTTAGATGCAAGCACTTTGAGAGTGGTGAGGAAGTCAATATAGGCAAGTCCTATGTAGACAACTACATCGAATCTGGAGATAATTATGACCAAGAGATTAAGGTAACTAAAGAAGATAAAAAGGATGGTACTCTTGGTATTAGAAGTATCTGGGAGAACATCCACTCTGGTCAAGTATTTACTGTATGCTTTAAGAAGCAGGATAAACCTAAGAGTAAGAGAAAGTTACAGGAAGAGATTGATGCTATTGTAGAGCAGTTCTCAAATAGTATTGATACAGTTAAGAACAATAAGAAAGGTGTTGCAAATGCAGCAAAGAATCTTGTTACTGAGCTGGTTAATAATCCTGTACTCCCTTATGAGGAGGGTGAAGATAGAGTTCTTAGAGGCTATAAGATTCAAGAGATGGCAGATATGATTGTGTAGATATGGATATTACTAAGACTGATAAAGAGTCGGGTATTAGACCAGTCAATATCCTGACTATCAGGTGGTTAATCTACAATGGAGTTAAATATGTTGTAGAATGAGCCTTAAAGAGGAATGGTTGCAGGAGTCTGAGCATGTAAAGAGATTCAATAATATCTTTATCTTCATGGACTTCTGCTATAGGTGTAGAATTACTCCTGATAATAGTGAAACATACTATGACAAGGAGGAAGATTATATGTATTTGAAATATCCTAATGTAACTCAACTATGATAAGTATAACTAAAGAAGATTTGATTGGTCAGATTGCCAGTTTCCCATTGAAGGTAGTGGAAGCTATGGTGGCAAACCAAGTGAGACAGGGTAATCCAGCTAATGTTAGAGTGTTCCAAGATAAGGTAGATGCCTCCTTTGTTGAAGGTGGTTTCAGTTGGAATAAGTCAGCAGAAGGTCAATTCTTCTGGAGTAAAGTAATCAATGGTAAACAATTTCCTAAAGAGATTGTTCCTCCTGATAAGTCCATTGAGCCTGTCAAGCCAGAAGAACCTAGCAATGAGAATCCAGAAGAGACTGTTGTTGAAGCGGTCGAGAAAATGCCTGCTTATAAAGTGGGTGATATAGTTAAGGTAAAGAATGGTAAGGATATTATCACTAGAGTAGTTATTGGGTATTTCCCAGAGCTGCCTAATCCTTATATAACCATGACTGTAGATGGCTTCAATATCTTCAAGGAAGGTAGGGCTACTGAGCGTAATCTTAGAATAGTAGCACTTAAAGAGCCAGAGTATGTATATCTGACCCTCAAGGATATATCTGAGGGTAAAGGTGTGGGTGCAGACCCTGACCTTATTAGGATAATACAGTAAGACATATGGTAGGGTGTAGTAATACATCCTACCTTAATGTTATATTATTAAAGGTGTTAGGGGTGGAGTAAAAACAGCCTTAATACCTTGCACAACTACAATTAAATTACTACTTTTGCACAAACTAATTAAAGAAATTATGAGTAAGACAATTTGTTATACTCCACTCAAAGGAGTAGATGATGTTATAGCGGCTCAAGTGCCTTCATGGAATAGTCACTATGTGGCTAATCTTAGGGGTATGTATGAAGAAGCTAAAGGTAAGTCTACTACAGATGTGAATGAGTTATTGGCATTTAGAAGGAGCTTGAATGCTAAGGATGCCAAAGCTCTTACAGAAGCTATCACAAACCCAATAGCAGCATATGACCAGCTAAAAGAAGCTTTTTCTACTCAAGAGAGAGTAGATAGAGTGAACATGATAGCCAATACATTCTCAGATGTTGTTGATGCTATACAGGAGAGCAATCCTAGTCTTAGCAGAGAGGATATTATTATGGGCTATAAAGACCAGAATGGTAAGTTTCAGGGTGGTCCAGCATTCATATACAGTGAGGTTTATAAGACTCTTAAAGCTGAGATGGATGAATATGCTGAGAATGGTTATGAGGAAGAGGTAGAGAAGTACAGGCAGGTGTTCAAAAACTGGGGAGCTTTAGTGACTTATGCTAACACCACTCTTAGAGATACAGAAGGTCTTAAGATAGGTACTAAGCTGACTTTTGCTGATTCCTCTACTATTGCTGACTATGATGAGAATACTGCTGTAGAGTCATTTGTAGCTGAGGAAGCACCCAGGGAGTCATGGCAGGAAGTGTCAGAGTCTGTAAGTCCTTTTGGAAGTACCTCTATACTAGTAAGAAGATTGCTAGGAAGATTATCTGGCTATACTTCTGAGAATGAAGAGGATTATGATGACCTTGGTCATCTTAGGAGATTACCTGCTGTGCAGGTGCATCAAGCACTTATGGAGACCCTTAGAGGTATGCAGAGCGAGAGTGACATGGTAGCTATTCTGAAACAGAATATGGATAGTAAGCCATATATTAGCTCTATACTAGAAGAGTTTGCTAAAGACCCTATACTTAGAACTCAGTTCTTTGTAGACTTTAGTAAGGTCTTTCAGCTATACTCAATGCAAAATGAAACAAGAAAGGGGGGTATTACTACATATAAGAATAGTGTACTCAATATCCTTTCAAGAAAGAGTGCCTACAAGAGGTATTCAGCAGCACTGGCAACTAGAACTCTTAAGGCTGATAATGCAGTCTTTAGATATGAAGATGAGGGTACTCTGGTAAATGAAGCTAGAGCAAAGCAGTTAGCTGACTTCATAGAGAAGTACTTAGGCACTGACCAAGACATCTTCAATAAGTTCAATGAGCAGGGATTCTCTAATCAGGACAGGATAGACTTCTATAAAGCTGTACTGCCTATACTTGGCATTAACCTTACTGAATCTGACTATGATGTCCTTGTAAAGGACAATAAGAGGGTTATGTCCCTTAACAGAACTCTTAAAGACCTTCCTACTATTCTTAGAAAGGCTAAGGATGGTATGAAGTTCCAAGACTTAATTGACTTAAAGATAGGTCAAGGAGCTAGTGAGGGTTATCTAAAAGAGAAGATAGGTAAGATATTCCAAGTCACAGAGAGCTTAGACAGCAGTAAGAAGGTATTGAGCAGAGTAAGGTTTCAAGATAATACTTACTACAGTGATATACAATCCTCCTATCTTGGCAGGTTCAGAGATACTATAGATGCCCTAGCAAGAAAGGGCAATAAGGCAAAGCTACAGTCTTACTTAGATGAGCATTTCTTGAGAAATGATTTCTTTAGAAGCTCTGATGGCAAGATATATAATAAGTGGCTTCAAGACCTTTACTATAGCAACCTTCAAGACCAGAAGAGTTTTGCTAATATGTTCACTTACAAGAAGTTCTTAGGTGATGACAATCAGAAATTTGAGGACTTCACAGGTAAGAAGCAAGCTATAACCCTGATAAATGAGTACTTTGCAGAGTCTAAGGATTATGCTTGGTACCCAGTATTCATATTAGGTGATAGTGGTGCCTCAAAGTGGATTAGAGCTAAGAGATACTCATCAGACCAGATAGTAACAGGTCTCTATAATGTATATCTTCAAGAGAAGATATTCCAGAGAGAGATTAAAGAACTCAAGGAAGGACTTAAGAGAGATGGTAAATCTCTTGGAAGTCTTGCTAAGATAGATGAAACCAAATTTGGTCTACTACCATTCTTAAATGAGAAGAAGTACAGTGATATGATAGATATGACAAATATTGAACAGTCTGTCAAAGCTGCTATTAAAGCTCATCTAAGAGATGCCTTCAATGAGTATATGGACAAGTTGAATAGAGCAGGTGTTTTAGATGAGACTCAGAAAGGTGACTATAAGTACCTGAGTAAGCTAACTAAGTTCACAACTAAAGATAAGCAGAAGTTAACTGGTGATGAGGCAGTCAGAGCTAATCTTATGGATTACTTCTACAATAGTAAGTTTGCTACTGTAATGCAAATGCAGCTTATGACTGTCAATCCTATATTCTATAAGAATGGGGATAGCACAGATGTCCAGAAGAGATATAAGGAAATTCATGCCTCAGGTAATAGAGTAAGTGTAGAAGCTGTAAATCCTTTCACAGGTGAGAGATTCAGTAGTAGAGACTATCAGACTACTGTATATTTTGATGATGTTGAAGTAAACCCAGAAGATACTAATCCTGAGTTTATGGAGGTCATTGCCAAAGTATATGGTAAAGATAGTGATGTCTATAAGACCTATAGGGATAAGACATCCTTCACTGATGGTCAAGGTTATAGAACTCTTAAGTCTTATAGAGCTGTGATGGGGATGGCTGGTAAGTGGAATAAGAAATGTGAAGATGCTTATAATGAGATTGAAAGTATCAGAGCAGATATTAGGTCACAAGGCGGAGAGATAACTGATGAGCAGGCTCAAAGAATAGCTAACTTAATGGTTACATTCCAGCCTATCAAGCCATTCACTTATACACTTGAAAGATGGACACTTGGTAATAGTGTATTCCAGATACCTGTGCAGATGAAATATGCTGAGACAGTTATGATACCTGAGTTGATGCAGAAGGGCAGTAAGCTGAGAGATATGCTTGAGTGGGCTGAACATAAGGATGTAGATGTGATTGCAGCTACTACTGCTGTAAAGGTAGGTTCATTTGGTGCTGTGAATGTGAAGGATGCTACTAATAAAGATGAGCTGAATGCCTCTTTAGATAATGCTATTGTTCACAATCTGAGCTATAATGACTATGTTATTCAGAATAACATTCCTGAGCATATTCAAGGCTCACAGCTATTTGCTACTCAGAGTAGAAAGCTGATATTTGCTGGTTTACAGCAGGTTGATGCTAATGGTAACACTATGTACTATGACCATTATACTGATGGCAATAGGGTTAACTTGGGCAATGGTATGGTCAGACTCAATGCTTACAACCTCAACAGGTTCTATGTAAGTCTTATAGCAGCTAATGTACTTGAGGACTTTGAAGAATTTTCTTCCACTATAAAGAATCCTGAGAAAGTAAGGCAAGCCTTAGTTCAGATGACTGTTAATAATAGCAGGGAGACTAGGGATAATCTTAGAGGTTATGGTAAAGGCTTAGAGCATGACTTCCTTCTAGCATTATTTGAAGGTGGTATTGAACATGATACAGCAGCACTGTTACTGAGTATGTTCAAGAAGCAAGTCAATAAACAGAAGATAAATGGAGGAAGTGCAGTTCAGGTATCAGCATTTGGTATAACTGGCTATACTGAGGACAATAATCTTAGGTTTGTCAAAGACCCTAACAATGATGCTAACATTCTATATGCTGAGTGTGAGCTTCCTTGGGACTTAAGCTATACTGATAGTAATGGTAACAAGGTTGAGCTACAATTCAGTGACTGGTGTAATGCTGATGGTACACTTAAAATAGGTAAGAATGGGGTTTCTCTACTAGAGACTAAATTCCCAGGAATCACCTCTTTCATAGCATATAGAATACCTACAGAGGATAAGTACTCTATGTTGAACCTGAAGGTAAAGAGATTTACTCAGAAGGTCAATGGTGGTGGTACTATCAAAGTTCCTGCTCAAGGTACTACCATTACTGGATTTGACTTTGATATTGACAAGCTCTACTTTATGAGAAGGGAATATAAGGTCAAGAAGAGTGATAAAGATGGTGAGCTTGGAAGTCAGATAATCAAAGCATTGTTTGGTGAGTCTGAACATACAGATGTAGCTGATGCGTTTGACATACATGATTTCGAGGAGTTTGACTACTCTAAGCCTGCATGGGATAAGAGTCAGAGCAGGGTGGCTAGAAACAATATGCTAATCACTCTTATGCAGAAGAGACTTGAAGACCCTCAGACTATAAGGGATAGGACTACTCCTGGCGGATTTACTCATGCAAGTGCTGCTGCTAAGTATATCAGAACTCTTATGGGTATAGATAATCTGAATTATGATTATTCTGACCCTTGGACTATGGTAGTATATAACCAGCAGAACCAAATAGCTGGAAAGCTGATTGGTATATTTGCTAATCAGAATACCAATAATGCCATTGCTTCATTGATGAGGGAGTTCAGCTTGGTACAACCTATAGCATTTGGTAATCATCCTAATGGGCTAAGTAACCTTCTCAACCCTAATGCTCTGACTAAGGAGCTGTTGGCAGCATCTGTGGATGCTGTTAAAGACCCTGTGCTTAACTTCCTGAACTTAAATACTATCACAGCAGATAGTGCAGGTATGTTATGTAGATTGGGGTATAGCTTTGAGGAGATTGGTCTGTTGATGAACCAACCTATAATAAGGGAACTATGTGAGTACTGTATGGACAACAATATGTCTGATATAGACACTGCAATAAACAATCTGTTACAGGATTATGGTGCTAGAGGTGATTATGCTGATATGTCATTCTCAGAACTGACCGTAGATGTACTGGCTAAGAATATAACTGACTTTAGGGATAACCCAGACATTATGAACAAAAGCAACTATGTGTTCAATCAAGCTCAGGTGTTGGAACTATTCAGAAGTATCTATGCTACAGCTAAAGAGGTAGGAGCTTTTGTTACTAATACTAAGTTCACTGCTTCAAATGCAGTTAAATCTACCTTTGGTGGTATGTATGCTCAGCAGGACAGAGTGATTAGGTATGTGAATAACCTTAAGACCTCGAAGAACCCCAGACTAAGTATTATAGTGAGTGACTTTGTTGATAGTCCTATTACACTAGGTCTTAATATAGGTAATGTTGAGGAATATATGGCACAAATACTCAACAATCCTTTTGGATATGAGCAAGTGATGTATGATGCTAATGTCCAAGCTGTAAAGGAACTTAGCAGGTATTATCCTTATGATAATTCAACATACACTAACATTAGGAACTTTATGACTGACCTGACTAAATCAGGACTTGATGAAGCTACTATAGACCAGATACATGAGTATATGCTAAGGTATATGATTGGTCTGGATGAGCACAGTAAGTTCAATCCTGAATATCCTATCAACCTTGATAATGGGGAGACAGTAAGAGCAGAAGACTACTATACCAAATATGTTCCTTTGAAGGTAAGTAACCTTTTAAGAGCAAATAAGGAATTGAAGAGTCTGCCTATCTTTAGCCTACTCACATTTGAGGAAGGTAGTGATGGTAATGTACAAATGAAGATTGCTGATAGTGGTGCTTTAACACCTACTCAGAAAGATGAAGTAAGGGATAGCTGGGAAGTACTATTAACTAACCCTGAGTTATCTCAGGTGGCTAAGGACCTTTATATGTACTCCTACTATCAATCAGGATTTGGATTTGGAGTTATAGGATTCAATCACTTAGCTCCATTAGAGTTGAAGCTGCAATTAGACCTCAATGGTGAGACTAGTTATACTAGTTTCTTGGATAATGTGTTGGATAACAACATATCAGTTGATGAGGTCAAGTTTGCTCAGATGTTTCTTAGTACCCATAGAGATAACAATAGGCTGGTATATGAGCCTAAATCCAAGCAATATAATTACATTAAGAGTTATGTGTACCAGAATGGTATGCCAGTAGATAGCTTCATATTAGATGTTACTACTGATAAGAATAAGGTCAAGCCCTTTATACTAAGGTCTACCAAAGAAGAGGTACATTACAGACCTGCCATACTGGTAGATGGACTCTTATATGTTGCTAATGGTAGTGCATTCAATAGAAGCACTTTTGGAGCTATGGAGTATAGGCTTGTTAAAGGCAAGGACAATAAAAAGGTAAGTTTATCTGATATAGGAGTTCAAGATGACAAGTCGAGTACTGCTATTGATGGTGAACCTATTGTTGATATTGATACTATGTCCATTGATAATCTAGTGGATGAATTAGTTAAGAGTCAAGTTAAGACTGGCACTTTGATGGCTGAGGAAGCAGAAGAGGCTTCTAGAGGTATAAGAAGTAACATCTTACAGACTACTAAGGAAGATGCAAGAGAGCAACTGATTGGAGCTTTACTTGAGGAGTATAAGAAACTTGGTGTATCATGTAAGTTAAATGGTAAAAAGATTTGTTGAGTATGGCAGAGAGTTGTGTATTTAAGCCAACTGTCAGAAACAAAGAAGGTAAGGAAGTGAATAGTAGGTTGTTTGACAACCTACTTCACTTCTCTTCCAATGACAGGGAGTTTGCTAAAAAGTATTATTTCATAGGCACTAATGATGAGTTCCTAAGAACCAATGCTAGGCATGTAGAGTATGATGAGAATGGTGAGATTACATTCAAGTCACTTAAGAACCTAGTATCACTGGATATATCTTCTGAGAAGATTATTAACCAGTTAAACAAGGACATAAGTTCTGGAGAGCATAAGTATGGAGAAGCAGTATCACTGATGACCAGCTTCAACAATAATAGCCCATATAACGATGAGTATATGGCTACTATAAGCACAGTTGAAGAAGGTAAAGCAAATCTACAGGTTGTTAGAAGGACTACAGCTAACCAGACAGCTCTTGAAGAGACACTGACTAACAAGAGTTTGTTTGATAGAATAAAGCAAGCTGTTGAAAGAGTGGGAGGAAGTATAGACTTTATAGATGAAAGCTATAGCAAGTATGATACTATCAATGCTAAGAAAGCAGAGTCTGGTCTGTATAATGTGATATTCCTCTCAAAGAAAGGCAATCTTACTGCTGATATGGCAGAGGAGGCTGGTCACTTTGCTGTAGGAGCATTAGGTAATAACCCCCTAGTAAAGAGATTGGAGTCATTATGCACACCAGAAGTACAAGAGAGAATACTAGGTGAGCATTATAGAGATGTGCAGGGAAGAAAGAATCCTAGGAGAGAGACTGCTGGTTTCCTAGTTGGTCAATATATAATGAATGAAGTAGACCAAGAGTCTACACTTAGCAGACTTGCAGGAAGAATAGTAAATCTAGCTAAGAGAATGTTCTACAGACTCACTCTAGATGATGTAGGTAGAATGAGAGAAGAGGCTAAGGCTATAGCTAAGAATATAGCTAGGGGATTTATGTCTGGTGATAATGCTGGTAGTATTGAGAATGCTTTAGAGAATAGGGAAGTTCTGTATTCATCTGTAGATTCTGTACCAGTTAATTCCTTCAAGGATGTTATTCAGCAGCTAAATTTACTAGCTTCTGAAATGTCAGTAGTAGATAAGACATTATATAGGAAATGGAAAGATATTGAAGCTAACACTGCTATAGGCAGGTTATTTGAGAACCCTTCATTCTTTGCTGATATGGCTGCTATAGATGGTTTATCTGTAGCATTAACCCAGCTAGCAGATAGTGTTCCTGAAATGATTGACATGTTGGATTCTGTTAACTATAATCCTGATGAAGTTCCTGCTAATGCTAAGAAGCTGAGACAAGTAAGCCTATTTGTTCAGGAGTCTGTTGCTATCATGGGTATTATAGATAATATGCTTACCAGTGATGAGGTACAGTTGAAGGAGGATGCCAGAGATGCTCTTGACAAAGCATATAAGAATTTAAGTTCTCTTATTAAGGGAGCAGATAAGCTGGAGGTAAACCTACTAAAGAAAGAGAGGAAGCTATATCTATCCTTCTTAAAGGATATGTATGGTGGTGAGTATGTTGAAAGGGCTGCTAGGGTTGTCTTTAACTTTAACAAGAGAAAGCTTGAAAGAGTAGCTGAGAGTAGGGAATATCTATCAAAAGCTATGGAATCTCTTGATGAAGATGATAACTTTATGAATAGATATATAGCATCTATGGCTAACAGTAGTGATATAATCAACCAGTTAGCTTATAAAACCAAAGCTTCTGCCAACAAGTTTGCTGATGACAATACTATTAAAGCATGGAATGACATAAGAGCTTTGGAGCAGAGAGTCAAGAAGGCTAAGGTTGATACAAGGAAGTTGTTAGAAGTATCTGCTAGAGATGGTAAGCTGACTGGTAACTATATATCCAAGTATAATTGGGGTGATTGGGAGAATGACTGGTATGAATTTAAGAACAAGTGTAAGGAAGACTTCCTCAGTGACCCATCTATTGAGGGTAAGACTCAGATAGAAAGGGAATACTTATGGGATGCCTACTTTAGACCTCTAGCCAAGGACTGGCATAAATCCCACTCCACATATGACCAAACCACTCAAAGACCTATGCCTAATGATGGCTATAGAAACCATAACTATGATAGATTGACAGATACTGAGAAGGCAGCTCTAGATGATATATTGGAGTTGAAGGGAAGTCTTGATGACCTTTTAATCTATCAGTCTTATAATGGTGAGATGGTTGAAGCAGCTCATACTCATCTTTATAGAATGCCCCAGTTCAGAGGAAGTACTCAGAATAGAATTGAGAACTTGAAGATGACTAATCCTCTTGGTAAAGCTGTAAGTAGTGCTATAAGACAGAACCTAATCAATACTTTCACTATTACCAGTGAAGACAGAGACTATGGTAGTGCTATGACACATAATACTATAGATGAGGATGTGTTCTCAGATAGGCTTGACTTTGAGAAGGAGAAAGTGAAGAGAGTTCCTCTATATGGTATAAACAAGCTGAAAGATATGTCAGAGTTAAGTACTGATATATTCAATGGTTTGTTACAGTATGCAGCTATGGCTAATACTTATGTAGCTACATCCAGTGTAGTAGATATATTGGAGACAGGTAGGGATGTATTAGCTAATAGAAGAGTGAAAGGTCTAAAGAGAGAAGTAGAGAGGGATAAGAAGTCAAGAGTGTTTGGAAGATATTGTGACTTCCTTGATGCTCAGGTATATAACCTATATGCAAATAGCAGGTTGAAGTTTGGTCAAATAGCTCTTACTAAGGTGATAGGCTTCTTTGGAGGTTTGGCATCTAAGGTGTTCTTGGGTGGTAATGTTGCTGGTGGTATGGTCAATGTTATGACTGGCTTTAATGAAATCACTAAGGAAGCTATAGCAGGGGAAGTATATACATTAGCTGACCTTACTAAGGCTAATGCCCTTTACTTTAAGTACTTACCAGAGAACTGGCTAGAGGCAGGCATGGGTGTGAAGAACAATAAAGTATCACTCTTTATGAAGAGATTCAATGTTCAGAATAACTTAGATACTGAGACTAGAAACTGGAGTACAAGAGAAAGCAGACTCACTAAGCTTAACCCATTTGGTAATAACCTAATGTTGCCCTATAAGAGTGGAGACCACTATATGCAGTCTATGTCCTACTTGGCAGCAGCTAACCATTATAAGTTCTTAGACACTAATGGAGAAACCATATCACTATGGGATGCCCTGGAAGTGAAGAACATAGATAACAGTAACCCTAAAGCTGGTAAGACACTAGAGCTTAAAGAAGGAGTACTATATATAGACCCTGAAACTAACCAGACTAGAGAATGGAATCTTGATGATGAGGTTAAGTTCCAGAACCTATGTAGAGAAACCAACAATAGAATGCACGGTATCTACAATAGAATGGATAAGACAGCCTTCCATAACACTTGGTATGGTCAAGCTGCTTTAGCCATGAGAGGTTATGCACTTGGTCTATTGTACAGAAGATTCTCCTCTAACCAGTACAGTGTAGCTTTAGGTAGAGAATCTGAGGGAAGCTTAGTTACAGCATCAAAGGTATTTGTCAATATGTTTGGGGGTACTAAGAACTTCATTCCATCCCTTAGAGCATTGCTATGCCCCTTTGGTGATGGCGTAAAGAACTCATTACTTGAGATGGGCTTCTCAGTTGAGCAGTATAGGAATATGAGGAGAAACTGGGCTGACTTTGCTCTTATAGGTATGTTATGGGTACTCAAGGCACTCACAGCCAAGTCTGAGGATGACGATGATGATGACGATGATACAACATCAGGACTCATATATTACTTTGCAAGCAGGTTGTATATGGAACAGAATGCCTACAATACTCCTTGGGGTATATGGCAGGAACAAAAGAGTGTGCTAGACTGGATGCCTAGTGGCGTATCAGTGGCAGGTCAAATACTTTATATAAGTAGACTTATGATTACTCAAGAGGAGTATAAGACTAGTTCAGCTACCCATGAGAAAGGAGATAAGAAGTGGGAATATAAGATTGGCTCATATATACCTTACTACAGAAGTACAAGGGTATTGGAGCATCCTTATGAATCAGCTAAATCATATGAATATGGTAGGGCTACTTATAAGTAATCCCTATAAAACAATAAAGGCAAGAGAGGTTATCCTCCCTTGCCTTTTTTTTTTTATTTTAAGCAACCAAGCTCATGTTGCTTCTCCTGTTCAGTCCAACTATTGAAGAACTCTTCAATGTCTATTGTCTCACTATACTTAGTTCTAAGTGCTTCCTGCTGTTCAGGTGATAAACTACTAAAGCTTATACCTGTTGGGTTGCTTTCTACCTTTATAGGTTTAGCCCCAGCCTTCTTAACTATAGGCTTTCTCTTAGTTCTAACCTTACCTACAGTAAGCTCACTATCTCTCTTTACTTGAGGCTCTGGCTTAGTTTCTGCGCTTTCAACCTTACTCTCTGTAGGAGTAATCTCTCCTATCAGAGCCTTCTCAGATTCAGTAAGCTTGTTATACTGTATTGATATGGGAGATTCTGGTATCTGCCCTACCTCTCCTAATTTAGGTTTAGCCCCCTGATACTCCTTACCATTAAGTAGTAACTGATTACCTTCAGATACAGTGTACTCATTATTCTTATTAGGTACTGGATATTCTACATGGATAGGTATGATATTAAGTGATTTAACTTTTATACCATATTTACCCTCTAGGAACTGCTTGTATAGTGATAATTGCCTTGAATATTTAGCTGCTTTTTCTTCACTTATACTATCAGCTCTATAAGTCTTCATATCAAATATGTAGAAGTTTCCCTCTCTATCGTAAGCTAATAAGTCAAGTGTTCCAGCAACTGCTATTTCATACACCCCACCATTACTATCAGTTACTTGTATAGTACCAGTAGCTACAACATCTCTAGGTATTACAGTAAGACCTTGTGCATCTAGGTAATTCTTTAGCTTTTGAAGTTGCTCCACAAATGCTCTCCACTGTGCTTGTGTGGCATTTGGGTAATCATATAGAAAGTCATTTATAATCTTACCATTTTCTGTAAATTCTCCAGCAAAGAAATCTCTTACAAACTCATCAATACCAGTACCTATGTTGGTAGATGGTGTAACCCAAGGACTATTAGGGTCAAATCTCTCACCAGCCTGCTCATCAGCTTGTATGATTGAAGTAACTCTGGCATATGTTTTACCTGTCCTTGTATTAACATAAGTAAGACCATCTTCTGATAGTTGTATCTCCCTAGAGTCTGCTTCTATTCTTTCACTAACTTTTTGAGCCTCTTCCATAGCAGTAGTAATTTCATTTCTAACTTCTTTACCTTGCTCAGTAAGACCAGTATCAGTATCTACCTTCTCACCTGATTGAGTAGTAGCTGTTCCTGTATCTTGACTACTAGTAGGAGTAGAGTTATCTGCATTAACTACTATAGGAGTAGGATTAGCAGGTACAGGTTCTCTTAGGGCTACTGGGCTTGATACCTCAACTCCACTAATAACTCTTTCAAGTCTATCAATTCCTACTCTTAAGATGTTGTCATATATAAGGTTAGTTACATTTTCTTCCTTATAGTGCTTAGTGTTAGGAGTATAGTAGCTAGGGTCTTTATCAACTTGCCAGTTAACACCTTGTCTGAAAGAACCACTAGGCATAAGCAGATTAGATAGTATTGCTGCCATATTCTCGGCAGTTATTTCTTTCTCTGTTACACTGTTTACTATTCTTCCTAAGTTCTCATCACCTAGGTATAGGTCTAATCCGAGGCTACCATCTACATTAGCAGGTCTTATAGAGTACTCAGCACTTGTTGAGTATATATGTCTCCTCAACATATTGTTGATTCCCTCTATTATAGATAGAGCCTTACTTTCACCAGTGAAGCTAGTACCATCAGAAGTTAGTTCTGTTAGGTCATTATTCTTAACAAGACTATTAAGTACTCTTATGAAGTCTCTAGTTCTGCTGTTAAAGTAAACTATATCAGTAGCATTACCTGTTGATAGTACCTCTGCAAGTGACTTTCCATTTCTAGGGCTAGTAGTCTCATCCAGAGTCTTAGTCAAGACTGGTATCTCAGATACAGACTCATCCCCCTTCATAGTAGGCAACCTATAGTATAATGTAGGTTTGCCAGCCTTGTCTTTCTTAGCAAAGAGCCTGCTTGCAACCTTTCTAACATACTTGTTATAAGCTGCATTTCTTCTTATAGGGTCTTGAGTAGTGTCTTCAATTATAGCTCTATCCTCTTGAGAAAGGTCTTCACTTATAAGTGAAGCAAAGTCTCTGTCAGTCTCTCTTGATGTACTTATATTAAGAGGAGGACTAGCTACTATTACACTTGAGGTCACTTTTCTATTACCTGCTGATATAATCTTGTTAGGTTGCTCAATAGCAAGCTGCCTTATCTGTCCTGCCCTACTATCTAGTTCAGTTCTTGGCAATACTCCAATAGGTTGGTATCTCTTATTACCAATCACTATAGGACCATCACCATCCTCAACTATAGCTAGTACTGGTAGATGTTGCTCATCAGTATAAGCAGTGGGGCTGTTCTTCATACTCTCCTTGACTCCTGTAGTTATATCATCAAGAGCGACATAGAATACTACTGACCTATTTCCTGACTTTCTGCTAAGTTTACCACTCCTAAGATATTCATCAACTTTCCACTCTCTAAACTTCCTACTTAAGAAACCACTAAGATTGTTGTTTATTCTAGCTAATGATATGGTAGGCTTCTGCTGTGGAGCTTCTGTAGGTGAAGTAACCTTTTCAGCTTCTTTCTTTCCCACTTTAATAACATGACTTGCTTGTTGCAGTAGAGAGCCAGACCTCTCGTTTATATCACCTCCCTGAGTGGCACTATTTAATAGCTTCACTGCTTCTTTAGCTATAGCCTCTTGTAGTTCTTCTGTAGAGTTATAGTGTTTACTTCCCAGTCTGTTTATTGCACTTATAGCTGCTTGCTTAGCATCCTCATCATATATAGCACTGGCATTCCTAACTGCATTTATAGCTTGCTCCGCTGCTGTAAGTACTTCTCCATCATTATTATTGATGAAATCATCTGATAGTACAGTAACTCCTTCACCCTCAGTTTCACTAGGTTGAGTAGGTGTAGTAACAGTTTCAGGAGCTTTTTCAGCTTCCTTCTCAGCAGCTATCTGTCTGCCAGACTCTTCAAGATTTGAAGTAGCATCATCAGATGCAAATATGCCTGTCAGAGGTGCTGGTTTATCAGCAGCTACTGGTTTCTCCTCAGCTTCTCTTGTAACTTCCTCTCTTACCTCCTCATTCTTCTTGTAACTTTCCAAAGCTTTCTTATATGAGTCTACCACAGTTCCTATGTTCTCCAAAGAGATTTTCATATTGTCTGGTAGCTTCTGGTTAAGTGCTTCAATCCAAGTTACTAAGTTTGATTTACCACTCTCATCTGCTGATGTCAAAGCAGCTACAGCATTATCATAGTTACTTATATCTACATTCTTTCTAGCTAAGAACTTAGTCATTGCAGCTACTAAGTCCTTATCTTGCTCTGAAATATCACTGAAAGCATCATTCTTAAGTAACTGATTATATATTCCCTCAGTAACCTCATCATCTTTCTTATATCTTTGATATAGAGGATTATCCTTTAGAGTCTGGTCAAGCACTGCTGCCTCATAATCATCAGCTTCAAACAGAGCATTATCCACAGCTTCTGCAAATGCAGAGTAGTCCTGTATCTCATTGAGCTTTTTGTAGGACTTCTCAGCACCCTCAAGCCTCTTAGTCAGCTTCAATCTATTCTCTATATTAGATAGTATGTTTGGGTTCTTAAGAGCTGCGTTGTACTGACCTAAGAATGTCATTTGAGCATCATTTATTCTAGCGGCATCCTCTACTTTATTCATAAAGTCAGATGTGGCTGCTGTACCTTTCTCTATTAGTCTTGCAATAACATCCTGCTGCTCTTGACTATACTTTCCCCTATTCTCTGGGTTAAGCATTCTATACCTGTCAACAGGACTAAGTGACATAATATCTGACTCACTCAATACAGGTGTAGTTCCTTCTTCAAGTCCCTTAGATAGTCTCTTGTAAGCTGCCATAGCTTTCTTCTTACTGTCCTGAAGGGTCTTTAGATGCTTATTGAGGACAGATAGTTCACTCTTTTGCTCATCTGATAGTATTGACTTATTCTTCTCTAAGTTACTTATCTTAGTCTGGTAAGCCTCAATATCCTTATCAAATGTAGTGGGTTCTGATATAGAGCCATGTCTAGCTATATACTTCTTCTGCTCATCTGTCAATGTAGATGCAATGCCTCTATCATAACTAGAGAGTAATTCATTTTCAAGCTGAGTAGCTCTTTCCCTCCAGTCATCCATACTTAGTTTGCCATATATAAGAGCTTCCTTAGTCTCCTGTGGAATACTATTACCTAAACTCTTCTCAAGGTCAGCAGTAGCTACTTGGACTTTCTGCATAACATCAAGCATACTCTGAGCATCTTTCTTAATATCCTCAAGGGGTCTATCATCATATTGGGCTATCTGTTGAGCCATCTCATCACCCTCTTGAGCATTAAGTATATCCATATATCTCTGCATATAAGCATCATATAATGGAGTACCCTTCAATTGCTCAAGCATAAAGTAATCCTGTACTTGCTTACCTAGTCTACTATTTCTATAGCTGAACTCATCACCCTCATTAGAAGCTTGTTGCATACTTCTAGCCCATCCTAATGAACCTCTCAAAGAAGTAAGTCTTTCTCTGTTATTGCCTTGAGCTAGCCACTCATTGAGTACCTTAGCCGACTCTCTTCTATCCTGATTCTCCTGCTTGTCATTATAATAACTCTCTATGAATGGGTTTCTCCAAAGGTTTCTAGCTACAGCACCCACCTTGCCTAGAGTACTCTTGCCTTCTAATGATACCCTATCACCTTTAGATAGCAAAGCATTGACATTAGGAGTACCCATAGCTTGACCTAATGCACCATATATACCAGATTGAATAGCATCCTTACTTATAGCTTTTCTACCTGCTGCTGCAAAGGCTGCACCTAGGTTATCAGACATACTATCTACTATAGCATCATCTGCTACACCATCATATCTTTGAGCTATATAATTAGCTAAGTCATTCTCAGCAGCACCTCTAGAGAAAGCATCAGATATATCTTGACTATACTCTTCAAGACCCTCACCAATCATTTCTTTAGCCATATTCCAAGCCATTTGCTTCTTGGTGAGTTCTCTAGCTACTACATTACCAGCATCATCAAGAGAATATCTATTTCCTGCAAATAGCTTTCCTACCTTACTTCTACTAAGTGCCTCTCTTGTCTTACCATTAAACATAGTAGCTTTTAGAGTCATATTAGCAGCCCCATTGATAAAGGAGTTAATAGTAAAGTTAGTTAAGGCTGCTTTATCTGCATTCTCTTCTGCTCTTTTTAGAGCATCCTCATACATTGGTTGGAACTCATCCCATACCTGTTGTCTTATTCTTTGGTAAGCACCCTCAGCATCTCTTGAGTAACCTCCCTCACCAGTTCTTGATAATGGAGTAACATCCAGCCAGTGTTGGAATCTCTTCTGAACTTCTTCCTCCATTCTCTTGGCTTGCTCCTCTCCTATCATCTTCTTAGCATCCTCAAGATAGTCCTGCTTTGTATTAAGGGCATTCAAAGCACCCTCACCCTGACCTACCAGTGCAGGAACTGCATAAGCATTATACCTTCTTTGCCAAGTATTTATACCTTGGAGGGCTTTATTGACATTACTAGCAGTCTCTGCTGTAGCAGCTAACTTACTACCCATAGTAGCATACTTCATAGTATTGAAGACCCTATTACCTATAGCAGTAAGACCATAACCTTCAAGCATTGAAGCAACTGTGAAACCAGACTGCTGCATAAGCTCTGGGATAGTATTTACACTAAAGATATTATCCCATAGGTTCTCCTGTTCCTCAGTAGTTCTTATGACTTCAAGTCTGTTATATGCCTTCTCTGGGTCATCCTCTGTAAACATAGTTCCTTGCTTCATCACTTGGTCTCCATACCTAGTCCAAGAATTATCTAGGAACTGAGACCACAGATTATCTAAATAACCCTCTTTTTGGTTCTCCCCAAATAATCTATCAAGACCTGTCAAAGCACTAAGACCTCCAGTGATATTACCAGCAAATGATATAGTACCCCCAACTATATTAGCACCCATACCAGCTAGACCATTCCATATCTTATCTGCTAGTGGCTGATTCTCAGATACTTCATCCTGTATTCTAGCAGCCATCTTCTTAGCTGCTGTCTCTGGACCAAAAGCTTCTGACTCAGTTTGGTAAGTGGACATAAGTTTCACCTTCTTATTACTATCCAGAGGGAAGTACTCACTGCCTTTGAATCTCTTATAGTATGGTGAGACTTCATCCAGCATCTTGTCAAAGTTCTCCCATTGTCTTCCAGCACTTCCTATAAGATTTCCATTATTTGCAATGCTTGCATTATACTTTTCTTCATAAGCTTGTTTAGTACCTTGATATGCCTGTAGATTTTCTATATCATCATCTGGGGAAGAGAGATATATACTATCTCTCTTCTCAGGTGACATACCTTTTATGATGTTATAGTCTTCCCTATTCCCGAACTTATTCTTAAAGGAGCTATTTCTAAAGTACCTATCCTTTCTATTATCATCCCAGTTAGTGTACCCCAGCTTATTAAGTTCCTCTATATTATCCTTCTCCCACTGTGCCCTGTCTTGAGCTGTGAGACCTTTAACATTAAATACAAAGTCTGACATTATAATCCCTCATTTTGTTGTTGTTGCTCTGGGGCAGTTACATCTATTCCAGCTACTCCTGCACCTTTCCTTACTACTCTATAGTGGTTCTTTGAGAAGTAGTCTTGGTCTTCATATATATCTACATCAGCTATAGATAAGCCATACTCCTTCAAGTCATCCTGTAACTTCTTTCTAGCTTTAGGACTTAATTTACTAAAGTCTATCAATTTAGCATCACTTTCACTAAAGTTATCACTCCATCCTGGGGCATCAAAGCTACCTCCAGTATATTCCAGTGTTGTGAATGTAGATTGCTTTTCAGCAGTACTCTTAGACACTCCTCCTGCTGTAGCAGAACTAGATGGGAATGCTACAGGCTTATAAGTACCATCAGGTGCTATTTCAACAGCTCTTCCAGCACCTATAACCTTTAGTCTATTTCCATTAGGAAGTAATATACCCTTTGTGGATTCCTCCTTCTGTTCTCTAGCCCAATCCTGTTGCTCTTTAGCCATATCAAGTCTTTTTCTTTCTGTTGGGCTTATATAGCCTCTGTCATTCATAACATCATACTTAGCTGTACCTATACCTTCATATAGACCAGAGTTAATGAATCCTCTAGCTCTATCTTGAATATCTTGGCTGTACTTGCTTAATCCTGCCTCGTTGAATACTGTCTCTGCTATCTGTCTTAATTCAGCAGGAGCATTATCATCATTGAGTATGGTTTGCATTATCTGAGCAGGAGTGTAACCCATTTGTGTCATCTGTTGGAAGTACTGACCCCCAAGTATAGATTGGTACTTAGGATTGCCTTGAACTACCTTAGCAAGATTACTTGCCATCTGAGTTGCTCTTTTAGTTAACTCATTGCCACTTATAGGATTATAGGTAGCATTAGGATTGTCCAGAAGGTAATCTAATTGAGTCTTTGAATAATCAACATCAAACATGAGTGATGGGTCTCTTAGTAGAGCTTCTCTTTGTTCTTTAGTAAGAGCTTCTCTTCTAGCTACAGCAGTTTCTATTGGAACTACCTCAGAATTATATCTCCTCTTCATATTAAGAAGCCCTTGCCTACTTGCAGGTGTAAGACCATGCTTAGCTAACATACTAGCTTGCTTCTCTAAGTCCTTAGCATAGGAGTTATACATATTAGCTGTCTTACTATCAGGTACTTCATTAGCATACATCTTCATTAAGTCAGCCTTAGCTCCTAGTTCCTCTATACCACTTTGTACAGTATTATAAGCATCTGCCGCCATAGCAAGAGGCTTAAGCATCTCATCAAAGGTGTATGGGTTGAATCTTGCATTATTAGTTAATACTATCTTCATATTGTGTACCCTTTCCTTTTGTTTCTCTTAATCTTACCACCTTTGCTTCTCTTAGGAGCAGCAGTATTATTACCTCCAGTATATTGACCCCTAGTATTATATGGTAATGCTCCTATATCAGCAAGCCATCTTAGGGTATCTCTATCAGTAAGCTCTCTTCCTAAGTCTCCTAATCCCTGAATGAAATTAGTAAGGTTAGCACTCTTCTCTGTTCTATTACCTTCCAGTATTCTTTGCCTCATATTAGCTAGCTGACCATATAGACTAGCTTGCTTACCAAGTAGCTCTGAGTTGAACATATCAACTTTAGTACCTTGTTCAGAGTTGAACATATTGGTCTGTCTGTTGAACCCAGCAACTCTTTCTTTGAGTGCTTGGTTATACTCCTCAGCCTGTCTAGCCATCTGACCTAAGTTCTCACCATAGTTATAGTCTGCTGCCAATATACCAGCTAGAGCAGCAGCTCTATTACCTCCAGATGTATTCTGAACAGCTCTTCTACCAGCAGCAGCATTCTTACTCAACTGGTTGATATAGAACATCCTATCCAAAGGCTTATATGCCAAGTATTCCCCTATAGGTCTAGTACCTACTGGTCTATTAGCACCCCTAATAGCACTGGCAAACATATCTGCATTTGAATAGTCAGGGTCATTGCCACCAAATATATCATTCAGTACTGCTATACCTGAACCTATAATAGGTGCATACCTTAAAGGATTCTGTCTTATTCCTCTAACCTCAGTAACACCACCTGTTAGCTCTTCTGGCAGTTCCTCTGGAATAACATCATAATATATGTCCTTATCTCCTCTTTCAGAAGTTATGGTGTTGCCTTCTTTAAGGTTAGGCTTTCTCGTCAAGTATGTTCTACCTGCTGGTGCTGAGTTCCACTCCTCATCAGTTATTTGTTGAGTTCTCCATTCTCCATCTGCACCTTTCTCTCTTATCCATCTTTTAGTATAAGGAGTATAAGGAGCTTCTTTAGGGTTCTCTACACTGTACTGCTTGGCTGCTGCTGCAAAAGCATTATGCACTGGACCTTTCTTATAGTCATGGGATAACCTTATAATATCCTGTGGAACAAAAGTATTACCACCAATAGGTCCAAACTCTCCGCTATTTATCCTCCTTAGCCAAGCTTGACCTTCTGGAGTATTCTGGTTAGCATTATACCAGTTCCAGAAATTCATATATTCTGGAGTATAGAACGAGTCATCAGTAAGAGGTACAAAGTTAGAATAGGGGTTTAACCTATTAGACCTATTTCCAGTACCATCAAACAAATTACCCAACTTTCCACCTTTAGCATACCTATTCATTCTCCTATCCTCATCCTTAATTCTTACCTCTTCTTGACTCTCAGCCAAAGCACTCATAAATGCCTCAAGCCCTCTCTGACTGATTGGGTCATTAGGTCTTTCCTCACTTTCTTTGCTTAGTTCCTTAGCTGCATCAGCAAAGGTCTCACCTTTAATACTATACTTCTCCTTGAGCTTCTTAGGTAGTTTCATTCTATCACTGAATACATAGTCATTGAAGATTACCTCTCCTTCCTCTACTAAGTTAGGCACTCCTTGTGGGTCAATACCCATCTGTACTCCCTCAAATGGATTGGCTTCATGTGAGCCACCATTATCAATGAAAGTAACTCCATTAGTAAAGTTCCCACCTTGTGAGTTCAACCACCCACCGAATGAGTGCCACTTTCTAGCATTCCTAGCAAAGTTAGCTCTCTTCCTTGTAGTAGGGTTACTAGAGTGAAGACCTCTCTGAATACATTCTGATGTTACATTACCACCACAGTAATCAGTAAACTTACCTCTATTCTTTTTCTTGATATGGATACCACCACCCTTACTGAATGTATTGATTGTACTGACATCAGGCATAGCATTGAATGAATTAGGGAGACTGGTTAATCTCATATCACCCAGTGCTTTCATCTGCTTGTTATTTAGGTCTCTTGAAGCCAAGTCATATCCAATAGCACCAGTGCTGAATATTGGTCCGCCATAAGCAGAGAAGTTAGCCATTGTCAAGAAGTCATTGTTAGTATCCACGTTACTTGCAGTATTACTCAATGAGTGCCAAGCTCTTAGATTAGCTTCATCAATAGCACTATTAAGTGACTTTGCCTTATTCTTAGCTTTATTACTGAACCATCCATCAGAACCTACTTGATTCTTATTAACATGAGCCATATCAGTATATGAAGCCCAGTCACTCAGCAGTGAGGCATTGTCATTAGCTGATGATATATAACCAGCTTGTTGCTTGGTCTTATCCTCTGTTTGTGCAATGAACTCCTTATTAAGTTTACTACCAAAGGCTGCATTAACAAGACCACCAACAAGGTTGACTCCAGCACCAATAACTCCACCAATACCAGGGATGTTTGAAGCCACAGAGCCAACACCTTGTAGAACATTACCAACACCTGTGCTATTACCACTAGGATTGATAAGACCACTTACAGTAGAAGCAACAGTATTGGCTATACCTCCAACATTAGAGCCTGATACTCCTAATTTACCCAAGGCTCCCCCAACACCAGAACCCATGAACTTATTAGTAGCTGCCTCATTCCAATTGGCAAACTTACCTATAAGCCCACCACCGCCATAGGTGTTAAAGTATCTATCATTTCTCTTAATTCTTTTCTTAGCCATAGTATAAATTCTTATTTGCTACAAAGGTAGCTAATCTACTTAATATAGACAAGCTTATAACTAAAAAAGAAAGGTCAGCCTAATTGAATTAGTTAGGCTGACCTTATATGTTAGACAAAGTAGTGTACTATCATATCATGGAACTCCATTCTATCAGTATTCTCCTTATTCATGGATAGCTTGACATAAGCCCAAGTGTTCCTTATTCTATCCATCTTGTTGGCTTTAACACCATTCCAATCTGTATTAGCTCTGGGAACATTAGCTCTCCATATCCTGAACTTCTTCTTCAATGGTGATGGTTTAGCTGCTAGACTATTCAATCTAGATACACCCTTCTGATATTCATTCCATACCTCAAGAGTATCAAAGGTATGACCACTTGCAAGCACTTCATTACCTGAGTTATCCTTAGTCCAACAGTCAGCTCTGAACTCTACAGTATTGAATATCTTATCATAAGGCTCATCTGCATTGGACACAAAGGTTACACTATATGGATAGTAGTAACCAAAGAACATATTGTAGTCTCCTGCAAACTGTTCCCATACCTTACCATACTGTATAGCATAGAAGTCACTGTTGATATTGAACATTGCTGGTACTTGACCATAACTCATAAATGATGTAAATTGACCTAGCAACTCTGAGTAGACTAATGCTGTCTCATTGTTTACAAAGTACACATCATCATTGTTCTTGTCATAGTAAGTCACAAAGTTCTTAAACCCTACTGGGTCCCATTTCTCAAGACTGTTATTCTCACTAGTCCATTGTCTAAAACCTAGCTTATCTGACAGAGAGCTTATCTGACCATTGAACAGATAGATGCTGTTAGTGATGTTGTCTATGAAGTATAGTCCAGAAGGAGACTCTACTATTGACCACTTGTTATTGCATCCTATAGTGTTACTGATATATCTCTTTCCATCTACCTTGAGACCATTGGAAATCTCAATAGGCATACCATCAGAGGTAGGTATCTGAACTCTAGAGTTAAACAGAATATTACTAAAGCCTTGTTTCTGGAAGCAGAATACTTCATTGTTGAAAGTATTTAGTGATACTACTTCTCCCTTATCGCCATCCAAGTCAAGTGTAGATGCCATAGTAACATTAGTCCAAGTATCTACTATAGCTCCTGCTTGTTTCTCCTTAGTCCATGTAATAGTATTAGGGAAGTAATCAAGGCTATACTTATTGTAGTTCAATGCTCTGGAGCTAAAGAAGTTATTCCTCTGACTATATACAGGATTGATAAGATTAAAGTTAGAAGGAGTCATGACAAGATTACTAGTCTGACCTCTATTCTTATCATATCTTCCATCTATATTGACTCTAGCCTCACAGTAGAATGACACTATCTCAACTACACTATTCTGGTCTTCCATAGTATAAGGATAAGTCTTTAAACAGTCATACCTTTGAAAGAAGGTATCACCTTCAGTATAGAGAATATCTACTGATTTCTTAGGAGTGTTATCATTATCAACCAGAGATACAGGATTTCCTGATGGAAGCCATAGATTATTTTCAAAAGCTTCTTCTGTATTACCTCCAAATCTATTCTCTACAGTATCTGAGTATAATTCAGCAAGCCATAGAAAGCCATATAAATCAAAATTCTCCTTATCTAATCCTGAGTAATCAAGAGACAATATACTATCTTGATGGACTCCTGTTAAATTTTTATCCCAAGGGTACCCATCAACTGAACCATATATACCATTTACTGGATTATTGTTATTAGATACAGTTGGAAGAATAAGTTGTTTATGGTCACTTGTCTGCTTTAAAGCTAATACAGCATGAGGAGTAGACTTATATTTTATACTTACAGGGTCTGAACCATACTTAGGCTCATCACCAGATACTGCAGCACCTTTTATCCTAAAGGAAGATAATGGAACACCTACACCTGAAAATGTAGAATGTAAATTAATATTTGAATTGTTATCTTCACTATCAGTACCATCTACAGCAGTAACTACTATAGGATACCCATTTACTTTATTTAGTTTTTCTGATGGGTCAGCATGGTAAATAGACTTAAATTCTTTACCATTAGTATATATAGATGAATTGTTAAATCCTCCTCTATAATAACTAGCTGCACTATATTTAATATTATACTCTTCTTCCCTTCTAGTTGGAACTACTACTTTATCTACATTACCATAGTAATTTATATCAGGACCATTAGAATATTGAGAAGGTATTCTTACAATACTTATATTATCTGAATCAAATACTGCCACTCCTGATATACCATTATGATTATTATCATCTTTTACTTCAGCATACCAGGGAGATTTAAGATAAGAAGTGTAAGCACAAAATTTTAAGTTAGACAACTTCTTTTTAGTCAATACTGCTGTTCTTGCAGCACTGTCTCCTGTTGAAGTTGTATCATTATTTAATGAACCATTTCTTTCCCAAGGATATACAAAGTATCCTAAAAGTGACTTTTTTTGTTGTGAAGAAGGTTCTCCAGACAATGGTTTAAAAGCTACTCCAGCATCTATATACATAGGAGCAGTTATTAAACTCTTTAGTCCATGTATATCAAGATTCTGTGTTCCTATTTTCTCTATGTACTTTCCTCCATAATTAATACTTATAGGACCTCTGTCAGTTTGAATATCTATATCTGATGAAGTAGATGTCATACTTACTCTTCCTACTATTCTTAACTTAAGATTAGTAGTATCCATGTTTTTCAGATTATCACCAAATTCTATGTCAGGAGAATGTAATGTAAGAATAGACTGGTCAATAGCAAAGTATTCCTTGTTATTATTAACCCAGTAAGAAATATCCCCCTCATTCAAATCTTTCGCATTACTTGGTAATATCGGAGTTCCTGCTATACACTGTATTTCAGCATTCCTTTCCCAATTACTAGGTATAGGATAATTATGCCTGAACTCTGCCCATGCTCCTTTATTTATAGTATCAAGATAAGTTTTAGTTCCATTAGATTCTACTAAACTGTTATCCAATGTTATAACAGCTGCTTTAGAATCTATACTAGGCTTTCCACTAAAACTGAATAAGTCAGTATAGTCTGTAAGACTAATTTCCTGCAAACTACTGTATGTTATGGTATTTGGACCATTTCCAGTTTCTTTTGTAAGAGTTCCTTCATTTAATATTATACCAGATACACTAATTTTATTCCATTTAGGTCTACCCTGTGAATCCCAACCATCAAATCTTAATTGAATTTTAGGAAAATCAGCTCCATAATTATATATATCTCCTACTACAACTCCATCAAGACTTGAATGACTATTCATTACATAGTAATATTCAGCCTGAAGAGTATCAGCTATATCAAAAGCTAAATTAGGTCTTGAAAACCAAGAGGACTGAGCATATGGACTATTCTTATATCTATCTTCTATATTATAGACTGTAGGACATAATATACCTTGACATTTAACTTCACTGTCTGACAATGTAGGAAATACTACTACTCCTCTTACTCTCACAAATCCTAACTCTACAGCTTTTTCTACTATAGAAGAATTGAGATAAGTAGTTGCTTGAGGTATGCTTATATATCTACTATAGCCTGTCTCTATAGTAGGATAGACAGTTTCATGAGGACTATCTTCAATTGGACCATTCTCCTTATCACATATAAATACTGGTTCAGACCATTTACCTGATTTGTATTGAAATTGCACTCCAAATCTATACCATTCATTTGAATGAAATCCTGTAATACTTCTAGACTCTCCTAATTGATTTTTATAAGAATAAGTTCCTGAAGGATAAGGATACTTCTGTAGGAATCTGGATTGAAAAGAAATTGAGCAAGCCTTTAACAAGTCTCTTATTTCCTTGCTTACAACTTTATTTTTCAGTTTTATATTTCCTAAAAATAGAGTATTATCCTTGTGAGTCATAGTTTGTGGTACTATACTTTCTCCTCCTACATATAATAATTCAGTGGGGTCTACTGTAGTACCTGTAGTACCATTATCTACATACACCAAGTCACTAGTACCACTAATAGCAATGTCAACTACATTAAGAACTGTAGGAGTAGCGTCAATACTGGTTCTGTGTATAGAATAGACTCTTATATAGTCAAACCTGGAATCTGGATTCTTTATAGTGATAGTGAAACTATTACTTACCTTCTCTTCAGGATTAGCCCCCCTATTACTGAATGATATGTATTGTAGTGGAGTAGTATAAAATATATTACTCTCCTGACCATACATGTTATAATAAGTAAAGGCATACTGGATTACTCCTGATGCAAATACTCCACTAGAGTCATCATTCCTAGATACAGTAATGGTCTCATTAAGGTTCAGCTCCTGTACAAAATCAAATGAACCATCATTCCAATCCAGCTTTACCTCATCAGATGTAGTAATGTTAATTATCCTAGCCTGATTCCTCCCATCAATCCAGTACACCTTCTGGATGTTCTCATTCTCATATACTCCAATACTCTCAATAGGATAAGAGGTATTGAAGTTAAGTGAACCTGTATATAGAGTGATGCACTCAAAGTAACTACCTTTTCTCTCAAGTCTGTATATCCTGTCTGTTGTGTTATCAGTTGTAAAGAGAGTTAGGTAATTATTAAGCACATTATATCCAATCACAGTACCTTGAAGATTAACTACAGAGTTGTTTTTATCCTTTAAGATAATCTCCTTGTTGCCCTTCTCATTAGTTATAGACAAGAGAGTGTTATGGTCTCTTGCAGTTATTCTGATGTTCTGAGCATCAAAGGCAAACTCAGAGTTGAACTTACTTACTGTAAGGTCTCTTTGTATGCCTTTGATAGCATGTGTAGAAGATTTTATCATATCATTGCAACTTTATATATTCCCTATCCCCCGCGTGTCTGAATGATTTGCTGAACTCATTGACTCTAGGTATAAGGGTATTATACATTCTTGTAAATGCTTCCATCTCTGATACACTAGGTATCATAAACTCATTGTTACACTGACCAGCCTTGAAAGCATACTCCTGTTGGGTATTCTGTAGTACAGCAGGGCTAACCTTTCCCATATCAAACAGGATAGTAAACCATTCCTTCTTTATGTATAGCTCCAGAGTCTTTAGGAACACTGGATTATCTGGAAGCAGAGGTAATCCATCATCATCAGTAGGGATAGCCTTATAACTAAGCTCTATGTCTCCTGTCTTGAAGGAGGTGAATATTACAGAGCCTTGAGTTTTGAATGATAGTTCTCCCTTATCCTCTGGGTGAGTACCATTGAAGTTATCAGTCATAGCTCTCAAACATACACCATTCCTGGCTAATCTCACCTGGTTTATAGCAATCAAGTCACAAGGTAGTTGTCCCCTATAGTTGTCTATACATATAGTAGTTATCTTATCTGCATAGATATTAGGTAATCCCATAACAGCTATGAAGTCTAAGGCATATTGTATAGCACTCTCCAGATTGAGGTCAGTAAGCAATGGATGCCTCATTACTCTAGACAATACCTCTCTTATATTTATATAGTTGTATTCAGACCACATATTTATTTCTCCTTCCTATAAGAAGAGCATCTATGATGCCCTGTTTAATGTTATGTTTAAGTCTTAGCTTTAGGTCTTTATTAAAGACTAACTCATAAAAAGACCTGTTATTGAAGTTAGCATTCTCCTTATTGTAGAGTACCTTATATATCTCCTGTTCATCAAGTCTTAACAGAGTCTTGTCTTTATATGCTTCCCCATCCTCATACCATAGCTTAAGGGTATTATCCCAGTCTATAGGAAGGTTAGTCTTTACATTACCACTCCCATCTATTTTGACTGACTTCTCATACTTCCTTACTTCTATAGTACCCATTCTGTGAGGTAACTTAACCTCATTACCTACTACTATATCATCAACAAGCAGGTTATTTATCTGTCTGATAATAGCAAAGTACTGTGACTCTGACAGTACATACTTCTTACCATCAGGCTTATTCTTTCTATAGTATTTATAGCCATCATATACTCCAAGACTATTCCTTATCTTATGTTCTCTGGGCATACTGGCTTTCCTTACTCTTTTCTTAAACTCTATAAGACTCTCCATTATCTCTTAGTATTAGCTTCATCAAGGTCATCATCTGCATTGTTGTTCTCATCTGATGGAGCATATTCAGCCTTTCTCAGCTCATTGACTACTAGCTCAATCAGAGGTGGTACAAGAGCCTCCTCAATAGGAAATGTCCTGTCGAGAAGGACACATGTAGTACCTTCATCATTATCACAGGTAAGTCCAGATACTTTCTCCGCATCCTCAAATATAGCAGTGAATTTGACTTTCTCCAAGTATAGGAACTGTGGATTCCATGACTTGAAATACAAATAACCATCAGGTGCTATGGAACAATAGATGATGTTCTTCATCCACTTGTTATGCCCCACATATTTCATTCTGTCTCTACTGATATAAGCTATATCACCTTGATAGTAATCTATAGGGTGTACCCTAGGATTGCCTATCATTAGAGTAACAGGTATCTTATTCTTGCTTCTCAAGTATGAGCCACCTTCACATACTTCACCACTAACAGCTGGAACCTCTATAAGGTCTAAGCATATAGTCTGATAGTTACTCTCAGAGATAGCCTTCTTAATATCAGCATAGTATCTCTGCTTTAACAGGAATGACCTGTACTTTCCACATAGGAAAGCAATGTGGTCTTCTGTGAATGTGAAGTCATCAGACATACCTTTAAGCTCATCAAGAACCATATATACAATTTCCCTCCATGTCATATTATGAACTTATTTAGTTATATAACAAAAATCTCCTGCAAAGATAAGAATTATATCCTATCTCTACAAGAGATTAAATGATTTATTACTTATTTACTAACCTAAGTAGTTCATCCTCACTGAATCTTAGTATATCGTTCTCAGTTATTCTAGGAGTAATATCATTCAGTGCTTGAACTAATGTGGTATTCACTGCAAACTCTGGGTATGGTATAAGACAGGTAGAACCAAACAGACAATATAACACATTGGTTATAGTCTTATAATCCTCCTCATCTATATATAAGCTGAAAGAACTCCTCAATAAGTCCTCTATGAATAGTAGAACCAGCAACTTATTTACTTCTTTGTATCCTTTGTATCCGAAGGTTGACAAAGCTTGAAAATAATTGCTGACTCCAGTATAAGCCATATTATCAAGTCCATTCATGACATCTGCATCCAGTATTTATAGTTTTACTTTTAACTCCCCTAAAGAACTTATTCCAGTACTTGATAGCCTGTGCATAGTGACCTGTCCTTATACTTAGCTCTAAAGCCTTGAACTTAAGTAAGGCATCTATGAAGTTCTTGGGTATCTCACACTCATTCTCCACCTCTTTCATATAATTGACCATAGACCTATAGAAAGGGTATAGGTTAGCTACTACTCCCATAGTAGTCTGGTTATCCATGCTACAAGGTGTATCTGCTGATGGTGTTCCCTTAGTGACCACATATACAAAGAACAGTGTATCACACAGAGATACTCCTAGTGCTGTACTGTTAAGCTCTAGTCTCGCTCTCTTTTCACCATCACCTTCTTGACCAGAGAAGCAGACCTCATCATCTTCCTCAGTCCTTATAGGACCACATCCATTACATTCAGGTAATGAGTAGATAGTCTCATTATCTGTAGCTACCTCATGATAGAATATAGGCTTAGTGCTTGGACCATTAGCTACATAAGTGTCTTGAGTATCTATTATGATAGCATCAATATACACATCATTATAGTATTGCAGGTCTTTCACAGAAGCATCTATAATCAGCTTTTTACCATCAGGAGTTATTCTTAATTCATTAAATTGTACCATAGCTTATCTATTAAGGGTTGATAATAAAAAAGGGGCATAGTTATATGCCCCTTATACTTAAGCCCCTTTAAGCTAGGGCAGCTATTTGCTTGCCTGTTGGAAGTAGAGCATTGACAGCAGTAATCAGTGCCTTCATACTAGTATGCTTACCATCATCAACACATACTATTGTGATATCCTTCTCAGACTTCTGTACACCCTCATTGCTATCAGTGAAAGCATAGTGAATGTCAAGAGTATCATACTTAGCTGTTGGGTCTACTAGGTAAGTAGTCTTGATAACATTAGGATAACCCATCATTCTGTAGTGGTCTCCTCTAGCACCCATACAGAAGTACTCAAGGTCTGCAATGTTATGACCATTCTCTACTTTCTTAGTTGAATCTTGAGCCTCTACTACACCCCAGATATGCTCATCACCATCAACAATCACTGTAGTAGGTTGAACTGTGAAAGGAATGAATGCTTGTGGCATTGTTCCAAGTTCCCAAGCTTGTACAGCTTCCTCAAAGATGATACCTGTGTAAGTACCTGTAAGGTCAGCCTCCTTAGTCTTAGATGCAACCAGTGCCTCACTAGTAGCAGTCTTTAGGTAAACTGTTACAAGAGGAGTAGTGTCTCTTGATACATTGTCAGCTATAGAGATAGCCATCTTCTTGTAGAAGTCTGATGCTGTCATGTTGGCAGTAGCCTTAACATAACCATATTTCTGGTTAGTGTCCTCTTCTCCTAGACCAATGTACTGTCTGAAAGCAATCCTTGTGATATACTCTTGACCTGCTACTGGTGTAGCATTTACATTAGCATCCAGAGTCAACAGCACTCTTGTAAGCTTATGAGCCAAGTCCCCAGAACCTGTAGCCTTAGCATACATAATCTTATCAACAGCTATCAAGTCACTTCTTACAATACCAGCAGGAGACATGTACTGGAAGTACATCTGAGTCTTAGCTGTGTCTCCCTTAGGCAGTATAGAACCTGCTGCATCAGTAGCTAGCAGATTAGCACCTGACTTAAGAGCTTTAGCGACATATAAATGTCTTACTTGATTGATACTAAAATTAGCCATTTTGATAATTAGTTTAATTAAACAATTTCTTATTTGCTACCTGACACTTGAGTCTTACTTATTATAGCTAGTCTGACTGCTCTTTCAAGTATAGCTCTATGTATGACAGGATTTAATTCACACTCTGTTCTGACCTTTATACCATTAACTGATAACTCACCAAGGTCAACCAGAACTATAGGTTTAGGTCTTGAGAGGTATCTTACCAGATACTTGTCTATGTTATAATCTGAGATTATCTCAATAACTCCATCACCTATATCAAGTCTGACTGCTCTGCCTTTTGATGGACCTCTGAAAGGGTTCTTAGCTACCCTGTGGTACTCATCTTGAGTTACTGGAACTATAGTAGCCTCTTCTCCATCTAGACATCCTAGTCTCTCGTCCTTTAATGTAGCTGACTCATAAGTAATGAACCATACATCCTCAGGAAGTTTGAAGAACATTGAAGTCTTTGACAATCCTACATGACCTGTCAGTTTGTCTGGCAGTACTACTGTCTTAACCAAGTCACTTAAGTATCTCCTTATCTCCTCTGTTCTTTCAAAACTCTCTCCAAACTGATTCTTGCCTGTGTATATCTCTACTATTATCTCTTCTTGAGCCTTAGTGAGAAATACTGACTTCTCATATTCATCAAGAGTAATGTCCAGCTTGTTCTCGTCTCCATAAGGAGGGGCAGTACTATAGCTGTTCAGCAGAGTGTCAAACTCATTACTAAATTCTTGTGTAGTCATTATTCACTTCTCTGTCCTGCTTGAAGTAAACCATTTGCATCTCCAGTGTAGGCTATCTTAGCAAGCTCTACCGCTCTTTGCAGTATCTCTTCATGTATAAGAGGATTGAGTTCACACTCACTTATAGTGCTTACTCCATTGATACTTACATCACCATACTCTGATGCTAGGTCTACTAATACTATTGGTTTAGGTCTTCTGACATATCTGACAGTGTACTTGCTCACTGTTTCACCAGAATGAGGTATAACCTCAACAACTACATTCTCATTGCCAGAACCCTCTGTAACTAGTCTCCAAGCCTGATACTTCAAAGGCTCTTTATAGGGCTTGGACATTAACCTAGAATACTCATCAAAGCTAATAGGAACTACCTGTTTTACTCCTGTATTGGTAGTAAGTGTCTCATTTATTATTAAGAACACATCCTTAGGCATCCTATATACCTTAGCTCTAAGGTCAAATCCAGCTCCACTTTGTGATATACAATCTGCAACTGATATAAGTCCAGAGAAGTCTATCTGCCTCTTGGCAGAACCATCAAAACCCTCTTGATACTTATTACCTTGAGGGTTAAAATAGTTCTTCAATATCTCATCCTGTGCCTTGGTCAATAAGACAGATTTCTCATACTCATTGATACCAGGGGCAGCATTGGACATTATGTTATTGTAGAGTACATCAAATCCGTTGCTAAATTCTACATGGTCCATACCTTACTCTTTTAACTTTGCTTCCAAGCTGAACTTCAAGTCCTGATGCTTAGGCATGTTCAGATACTTAGCTGCAATGTTAAGAGTAGGCTCTTCATTATCCCCACATAGAGGAGTACCATCAGCCTTTAAGTATAACATACCACCTCTGTTGCTGATAAAACCACCTTCAATAGCTTTCTTGATAAGAACCTTAGTACTCAATAGAGGGTCAGTTGCTACTCTTACAAAGAGCCTTGCATCAGCTTGAATGAGCTTACCAACCTTCTCTTGCAGGAACTCAATCTTAGAGTTCTTAGATGTAGGTCTACCATCAATAGTCTCAATGATAGTTCTAAGTATATCTGCATTCTCCTGTATCTTACCAAACTCCATATAAGCCTGCATAGTTGCATTCATCTTCTTCTTAGAAGCTTGTGACTCCTCATTCTCATGGATGATTACAAACTGGTATGTAGCTTTAGGGTGGTCTTCAAGGGCTTGAAGGGATGGTGCTATCAGGTCTTTGTTGGCTAAAAGCACCTTATATTTGATATAATCATCTGGGTCAGCTAGGTTAAGGAAGTTGTCTTGCTTAGTTAGCCTTACTTGATAATTATCCCAGAAATTGTCTACCTTATTGTATATTGACAGTGCATTGTACTCAAGTCCCATCACTTCCTCTAGGCAAGTCTTCTCAGCATTGGTAAGCACATTTACATACATACCAGATGTAAGTCTAGGAACAGTAAGCCATCTTACTGCACCCTCTGCCATACCTCCGTATAGAATATGCTTAGGGTCTCTTACTATACCTGTCTCTTTAGGTACATGCTTTACAATGACTCTCTCATTTCTTAAGCAGTTGACTATAGGTTCATCTACAGCAGCAGGTTGCTTAGCCTGTCTTCTTCTTGGTTGTTTAACTGGTGCTTCAACTACCTCCTGCATAGGAGTCTCATCCATTATAGTATCATCATCCAGCATTACTTCTACTTCTTTAGCCATTACTCTTCTCCTTATAGTTAGTTTATAGAAAGAAGGGGGACAAGGGATTACCTTATCCCCCTAGTACCTTATCCTTGCAGTATTGCAGGAATCAATGACAATGTTCTAGTTGGGTCAAGCACACATACACCAAGTGTTGCCATCTTGTGTATAGTAGCACTATCCTCATCATAAGACATATTTGGATTACCCATCTGTCCTGTGAATGGATTTCTTAGACCCCACTGATAGCTTCTCATCTCATTATCACCCTTAATCTTACACTTGAAGATATTAGGTTGGTCCATAGAACCAATGTACCAGATGTCAAATCTATATGACATTGCCACACCTCCCATTGGGTGAAGAACCTTGTTTCTTACTGGGTCATCATAGAATGGGTCTACATCAAGTCTTACCCTTACTCCATTAGGAGCTTTGTACTCTACGAATTGGAAACCAGCAGACAGAGCATTGCTGTGGAGCTTAGATTGAGTCTTCTCAACTACCTTAGTTGAGTTGTTATCCATAACAAATGTAGTCCAACCACTAACTGTTTGAAGAACTGCCTTGTGGAATAGGATAGCACCTCTTTCACCTGTCTTGATAACAAATAGTCTGTCATTCATACCAAGCTTAGCTGCACTCAGCTCATATAAGGAATCCTCAAGAAGCTTCAATGAGAAGTTGTTGTAGTACATTACATTAGCTACCTCAGTCTGCTCAAAGATACCAGCACCAGTCTTGATAACATTACCAGACTTACCGAAGTTCATGTACTCACCATTGGCATTTCTGTTAGAAGTACCAAAAGCCATTACATTGTTCTTGTACTCAGAGAATTGACCCTCAAGTTCCCAGTCTACATAGTGCATCCACATGTTAGCTGTGTCCTTAACTTGCTTACCATCTACATTCCTTACCATAGGAATACCAAATGCAAGCTTTCTGCCCAGCTTATTACCATATACCTTGTGGTGGATTCTAATAGTAGACCACTCATTTCTCATAGATACAGGAGTACTGAATCTGATGTCACCAACCTTTCTTGAACCCTCTCTTTCTACAGGAGCATACTCAATAGAGAATCTCTCTCCAGCTAACAGTCTCTCAGCAGGAATACCTTGAGTAAGACCACCCATAGTCTCACACTTATAGACTGCATTTGTACCCTCCATTCTAGCATCACCAAGGATTCTAATAGGATATACTTGGTTAAGATTACCTACGATAACCTCACCGTCAGCAAACCAATCCTCTGGGAATACCAGATAGAAAGGTGATGTGCCAATACCTACATTACCACTTTCTTCAGTAATTACTGTACCATTCTCATCTCTTGCCTCAACCAGAGGTATATTCCTTCTTGATGAGCCAATAACATCCCAGTAGTACTCATCATCAGTCTCAAACTCTCTTACAGGGAATTGATTAAGGAATGTGTCCAGAGTCTTACCTCTATAGTAAGCTAGCAACTGAACCATAAGGTTAGTTGCCTTCTGAGGTTGCAACTGGAAGATTGAGCCAAGGTGATTGTCACTTGTCAGACCCTTCCAGTGCTGGAAGCCTAACATTTGAAATTTACCTAATTTACCAGCCATAAAAACTTAATTTATTAGTTAATCAATTTATATCATACATCAAGTGACCAGCCTTGTCCTACATAAGACTCTGGGTCCTCTTGAACACCACCTACAAATTGGGGATTACCTTTAGGTCTATTGGTATTCCTTAGTGTATGTTCCAACTCTCTGAGGCTGTTCTTGACTTCTTTCTTTACTTTACCTTTGACAAGCATATCAAGGTTCTTGAAACCATCAGTAAGAGTAAAGATAACTCCCAGCTTCTTTCTGAACTCAACTGGGTTCTCTGTCTCATACTTCTGGATAGCTGTCAGATACTCACCATCCTCAGTCTTATAGACTGGTTTAGCAATGTTATCATAAGCCTTTTGCCTTGTTGCCTTATCCATAGTGATACCCTCAAATATCTCCTTATCCTCAAGCATCTGCCTCTTGAGGTCTTGAGCTTCTTTCTTAACTTTCTTCTTCTCATTTTCAGCCTCTTCCTGACCTTCCTTAATAAGGTCATCATATTGCTGCTTGAAGTAAGACTTGTTACTTTCTAGGGCATCCTTAGCATCCTCTATATCTGAGCCACTATCAAATGACTTCTTCACTTCTCTAGTTGCTCTTTCCTTTGAGAATCCTCTGTTGATAAGGTCTTGGAATATGAGCTGCTTTCTAAGGTTCTCACCTTTATTTGATTCATCCTTGATGGCATCCTCAGTAATCTTCTCAAGATTACCTAAGACAGCTTCATACTGTCTAATCTCATCAGGCTCTAATTCAGCATTAAGTGCAGCACTAATTCTCTTCTGTGTCTCATCGAGTCTGGCATTAACCTGCTTGTCTATAGCTTCTGCCAAGTCCTCTGGAGACTTAATACCTTTAACAAACTCTTCATCAAGGTCAGGGAGGACACCATCTTCTACTAAGGCACTGGCAATGGAATAGTAGAAGTTAGAATTGGGAGAAGAACCATTATCCTTATTAGAGTCAGGTGTCTCTCCTTCCTTGTCTTTCTTATCTTCTTTATCCTCACTACCTACGCTCTCTGGTTCAAATAAATCATCAGGATTTACTTCTTCCTCAGTAGTTGGTTTATCTTTGTCCTTGTCACCTCCCTCTGCATTTGGTTTCTCTTCTTCAGTAGCAGGAGGTGTCTCTTGTGTTCCATCACTATCATCAAAGAGGTCAAGTGTATCAATCTCTTCTTCAGATAGTATAAAGCTATCATTTAAACCTTCCATATTTCTTCTCCTTTGGTTATTAAACTATGCAAAGTTATTAACTATTGCGCAAGTAGGCAAGTATCTAATATAGATAGTTGTCAAACTATAAATGAAATCCTTATTTACTGATACAAAAAGAGAGGTGTAATATCACTACTACACCCCTCTAAGCTTATTATGCTTCCCTAAAGTACTTATATACTTTACTGCCACCATTCTTGTAGTCATCATCCTTAAACCAGAAGTTGATTGCAGACTCAACTACTTTAGTGTCAATGTTATCACCAAACCATGTTTTAAGCAATTCACAATAGTCATGGTACTGTGCATTAAGTGCTACATAAACATCGGCATAAGTTGCACTTTGTGGTATGATACCCCTATATCTCTCAGCTACTTCCTTAGCTTTAGACATATCATACTTCTCACCTACAAACTTTCTACCACCACTAGTATGGTAATCTTAAGTTTTAAATTAAACAAAAATTAAGCACTCCCTTCATTTGTAGTCTTTATCAAATTAAAACTAGTTTGTCTGAGTTTACAGGTAAGGTCTTTACAAGTAAGTAACATAAGCTCTGATACCTGCTTTCTCAGCTCTTTTATCTCATCCTCCAATTCATCATTCCTCTTAATCATCTCATCAAGTCTAACTTTGTTATCATCAGATAACTTCTTATAGAACTCTAGAGATTCATTCATATTATGAATGACAGTCTGGTCTACTTCACTATTATACTTCTTTCTTGTGAAAAACCATGAAGTCCAACCTGATGCAAAGGTAGTTACTACACCTATTAGTGCTGTTATAAGTACCCCAGTATCAATCATGGCTAAATTTTAATTAGATAACGTATAGAATAGCACACCTAGGGCTGTAGCTATAAATACAGGAACTGCTCCTAGTACACTTGCCAGAATATCCATCCAGCTAAACTCATTATCAATCGCTGCTTCCTTGAACCATGAAAACATAGCTACTGGAATAAGTCCTATAAAAGGAAATGTTATAGTAGTAGCATCAATAACACCTTCTTGAAGAGTAGCGACTATGGTAAGTAGTGCTACTATAAACCCTCCAATAGAGAAGTGTAGTATCTTATCTACCCCAATCTTTGTAATTAGTTCATTAAATGTCATACCTTAATAAATTTAATAAGTTTGTAACCTCCAAGTGCAATAGCTGCTCCTCCCAAAATCATTAGACCTACTTGCCAGTTATGTAATTTATTTACTTCCTTAGCAACTTCTACAGTATTGACTACTGTTATAGTATCTGTCACATTGACAGTATCTCTAAGCTCCTTGACCCTATATATGTACTTGTACTTCTCTAAGAATACAGTATCTCCTCTCTCTCTTATGATAGTACTGTCATTCCTATATAGAGTATCAACAGACACCCTATCCCTGTATTCAACCTTAACTCTGTCTACAGGAACCTCCACATACTTAGTTGCAGTACAACCACTTAACAAGGTGCCTAGCAATATAGCTAACAATAACTTCTTCATAATGCTGCAAATATAAGAAAAATAAATCACCTATGCAAAAGCATAAGTGATTTATTTATATTTCTAAATATTATAAGTTCAGCACATTTATATAGCTTTCAAACTATATATCTAAACTTTAGCTACAAATCCTGGGTCTTTACTTGTATAAATAACCATACTTTCATCACCAGGACAATCTTCAGCATTTGTCCAATTTCTATATGAAAACTCAGTTAAATTGACAATAGCAGTTTCAGCATCTTTTGCATAACCAGTAGGAATAGCTATACATTCAACAACTCTATCTTTATTTAAATAAATACAAGCGCATTTAAAATGTAAATTACTCCCTTCCCAATTATAAGTATCTATTCTAACAGTTTTACCACTTTTATTTATAATAGTAAATTTAATAGGTTCATTAGAAGTATCTTTAAAAATGTTTGTACCGTTAAGAGTTATAGTATCAGGACAATTACTTCCAAGTATATAATTATTATATTCAGGAGATGGAGATAATGTAGAAGAAATAATTTGATAAGATTCTCTGATAGTACCTTTTACTTTCAAATCATTTAATACAACTCCACCAGATGCGTCAAATTTAATTTTACCAGCAGCAAGATGACCAGCCCCAGTTTTAAAATCAAACATTATATTAGGAGTAAATGTTCCGTCATAAATATGGTCTTTATCGAAATTTTCATAATGAGTAGTAATAGCATTAGAAGAAGAAGGATTAATGCCTTGTTGACTAAACATATAATCACCATTAAAAACAGCACTTCCTATTAATCCATTAGCTATAATTCCAATTTTAGTATATACAGCTTCAAAAGCATCAAACTTTAACCAATACTTTCCTTTATTAATAGTATAATCTTGAGATGGAGTTTTATTATCTTGTTCACTACCTTTCCAACTCATTTGAGCATTTAATACATAAAAGTTATTATCAGTAGTATCTAATACATAAGGAGCTTTATTTTCATCTGTAATATATACTGTATCATTATTATAAATACCAGCAGGATAAATAATTTGTCCTTTTTTGCCAATACCATCTAATCCATCTATACCATTTAATTTAAATGGATTCCCCCAAACAACATGACCTACAGTATCAGTTGAATTATTATATTCTCTTCTACCTTGAATACACCATATATAAGGTTTTTCTTCTGTAGTAACAGGAATATCAGTACTCCATCCTGTAGGACTATCACCAGTAGGATTATTATTTCCATCATAAGTAGTATCAGTACCAAGACAATATCTTAATTCAATACTAACACCATGAATACCACTAACTCCTTGACTTCCAGTTGGACCTGCTGGTCCTGCTGGTCCGTCATCTCCTTTAGGTCCTTGAGCACCTTGCTCACCACTAATTCTTACAGGTGTACTCCATGTACCACTAAGAGTATCATCTGGATTAATAGTAGCAGTAGTCATCCACAGATAGTAACCACTATCAACAGTAGGAGGTTGTATTGACCAACCAGCAGGAGTTCTTACTGCATTATTCAATGCTGGAGCAGAAGTAGAAGACTGATTGACAGCAAACCTGAACTCAGTCTTTTTACCATCCTGTGCTACACCATTCTGACCATTGACAGGTAATACCTCTGACCACTCTGTAACAAGGCTAGTAGTACCATCAACAGTACCTATACATTGCCACCACTGACCAGAATCATCTGGATAATCAACCCAACCTGATGGTACTATAGCAGTACCTGTAGGCTTATCAGGCTTAGTCTCAGACTTCTTATATACATAAGTCTTATAGTTAGGAACAGTACCTGTAGTACCATCTCTTCCTGGTTCTCCTTTATCACCCTTCTCACCTTTTTCTCCCTGTTCACCTTGGTCTCCCTTGTCCCCTTTATCACCTTTAGCTCCTCTAGGTAATCCAAAGACAAAGTTAAGTTGAGTGCCAGTTACATTAACTGTTGCTGATGCAGTCTGAGAATCCTGTGCAGTAGCCACAGCACTAAATTCTTCTATAGAGCCATTTTCACCCTTAGCACCAGTGTCTCCTTTATCACCTTTCTCTCCTTTGGGTAGACCAAACTTGAACTGTATCTCATTATCTACTATGGCAGCCTCAGCACTAGCTTGTTCAGACTCATTTACCTCAACCACTTTAGCAGTGTATTTTGGTATCTCAATATCAGTTTCTATCTTTTTCCATTGAGTACCATCATACCACATGACAGTATCACCTATTACCATTACAAGTCCCTTGTCAAAAGTTCCTTCATAGATAGCAGTGCCACCATCTTCAAACTTATTGATACCTATTATGTTTGTACCATTGCACTTAATAGTGCCATTATTGAAGCTACCTCCCTTGAATAGTAATGTACACTTCTCAGGAAGCTCAATTACTGCATTCTTAAGGTCAAAGTTATATCTCACTTCATATATAGTGTGGCTGTCCTTCATCATGTCTGATGTAAGCACATTCACTCTATCTACCAAGTTCTTTCTAAGTATCTTGTAACCAAGACCAGAGCCTTCTGGGTCATACTTCCTGTCCTTGAATGATAGTACCATACAGTTCTGAGTCAAATCATCTTCATCTGGGAGATTGGTTATAGTGTTATTACTACCCAGTAATTCCCATAGAGTAGAGCTAAGATGGTCAGGAAGGATAGCCCCATTAGGTATCTTACTGGCATTACTTCTAACATACTCAAGATTAGGTATAACCTCCCAGTTAATATCTTCTACAAATAGTATGTCATTATTCAAGTCCTCAACAGTACCCTTGTAGAACTCAGTCACTAGCCCTTTATCACTCTTGTAAGTAATAAATATACCTTGTCTTCTATAGTCAGAAGGTAAAGACATCCTAGTATCTTCTGCTGTGCCTAAGAAAGGAAGGTATATATGATTGAATGACTGGAGTATGCTAGTAAGAGCCTCACCAGTAGCACCATTAGTTATACCTTGGATGTAAGCTAGGGGATACACCTTAGTGTACCCACCAGCTATCTTGTTTCTTTTAATCAGTTGAGAGTTTTTCATATATATTATCCTTTAGTACTTTATCCTTTAATAAAATAAACTGTATTTTCATCTTTATTAGTTAAATTATCATATTCAGATTGAGTAAGTATCTTAGTAGTAGAACCAGTAAATCCATCTAATTTAGTTTTATCTTCTTTAGACATTAAACCATCAGAAGTTTGAGTAGCATTATTATAAGTACTACCAGACCAAGGAACATTAACAAATGCATTACCTAATTCATCAACTTTAACAGGATAATTTTGACCATTTTGTTCATAATCTATACCAATAACACCAGGATTTAAACTTGAAGCATAAAAAAACTCACCACCAGTAATATCTAAATTATCATCTCCTATAGTAAAAGAACAAGGATAATAATAATTTCTATTTTTACATAATTTAAAAGTAATAGTATTACCTTTCTTTTTATAATCTGTAATTTCTATTACTACTTCTCTATTTCCATAATTATTAATAACTATATTATTTACAAGTTTAAGTAAATCTTCATCTTCAAAAATATGAAGATATTGTGTCTCAAAATATCCATCATGATTATACTCTAAATCTATACTATCAGGAACAATATAATACGCTCCTGTATTATCTATCATTAACCATCCTCTTATATAAATAATATTCATATATATTGCTACACCGCTTCCAGTATCAAAAGCATTTGATAAAAGTCCTTGTGCATAAATAGATTTACCATCTTTTATAGCAGTATATATTTCATTATATTTTTCAACAGTAATAGTTCCTTCTGGATTTTGCACAAATGGATTGACATCTAATTCATATTTCTTTTCAGGAATATTCACAAAAGCTCTATGTTCTGCATCTGTTTGTAAAGGATAGTTATTAGCATTAGCTTGATAACCTAATAAAATATCACCATTAGAAGCATAATTAATAATTTTTTCATTAGTAAACTGAATTTTATCAGCAGTAGTATCTGGATTAGTTACACCTAATTTATGTAAATATCCATCAGCATCTGCATAAATAAATTTATATACTTTTCCAAAATCATGTAATGCAATATGAGTATATAAAGAAGGAGAACAAGTACCATCATAAAATTTTATATAAATAGGCTTAGTACTATTTTGTTCTATTTCATTAACATTTTCCCAAGTACTTTTATTATTAACATCTACATTTAAATAGTAAACATCATCTCTAACTTTTTGAATAAAAGTTTTATTATTTTTTATATATAATATAACTGTTCCAAGTTCACTACTATAATAATTTATTTCAATTACAAAAAATTCACCTATATCATCAGTAATATGTTTTATAGTATTAGTTACAGTTTCACCAATTGTAATAATTTTATTATTATTTACTGCTTCTAATAATTTATTATAATATTCATTTTTAACAGTGCCAGTAGTTTCATCTTCAGTATTTTTATTAAGTGCATTTTTTATATCAAAATCATAAAATAATTCATCTTTAATCTGACTTAAATCTATTTGAGTAGTAAAACTTCCAAGCTTTTCATATTTATTATTAACATATAAATATTCATCATAAATATTATTTTCTTCTGTAGAAGCACTATTAAGTATAAGATATATAATTCCTTTCTGACCAATAGCAGGTAGTTCTGTTACTATTTCATAATTAAAACTTGTTATACCATTAATCATCTCTTTCAAAGTTTTACCTTGCTTAGCAGAAAGAGGTCTATTAGTAGAATCTGAATTTAAATTATCAACTACATCTATAATAGGAAATATTTTATCAAGATTACTAAATCCTAATAATTGTTCATCATGTTTATCTGCCATATAACTTATAAATTAAACATTAGACTTTTTAATTATAACTAATTCATAACCATCAGGAGGTATAACTGTTTTAAGTTTTTCATCTATATAATTAGCAAGATATTGTTTAATTTGCGCAATAGAATCTGAATCGTCAAAACTAACAAAACAATCTTCCCAATTATTATCATTGCTCCAATACTCATCTGCCACTGAGTCACCATTAATATATCTCTGTGTATATACCATACCATCCAAGTCCCTGAATGCTATTATGAGACCTTTTCTTCTCATATCGGGACCAACCTGTAGTCTTGTAGCTTCTCTAGTACCATTGAAAGGTAGCCACATGCAGTTGTTAAGTGCAAGTATCTGGTCCAGTCTAGTACCAGTCAGTCCATCAAAGACTGCCTGTACTAGTGTTACTGGAAAGACATCTTTGGTAGTCAGCTCACTGTTCTCTCCAGTTATAGTCTTATATAGCTGTTGGAGAGTAGAAGCATCATATCTTTCACAAATATCTTTATTCATATTCTTTTAATTTTTAGTTTCAACACCATTAACATAAATAGTCCAACCTTTTAAATTAGCATTAGTTATCATATCAGATGTAATTTTAGATGGAACAGATTTACATTTAATTTCAACAGTACTTGTATTATTTGTATCAATATCATTCCATAATTTAAATCCCCATAAACCATCTATAGTAATATTATAAGTTCCGTCAGTAGTAAATTTATATTTTATTTTATTTATAGTATCAGTTCCAACACCTAAAGTATCTCCATTAATTAAACCTGTAATAGTTATTGTTATATTAACAATAGGAGAATCAAATATATAAGCTAAAGCTCTATATAAATCAGAAGTTTGTCGTTTTGATAATATAACTTTATCTGTAGATAAAGAAGCCCCTTCAGATATTAGTTTAGTAAAATCATATTCATAAAACGCACCCCATTCTTTAGGACAATATAAATTAGCACTACTAACATTAGGATTAGTATAATCTAATCCATTATAAATAGTTATTGTAACATTACTTCTGTTATCAGTATTACTACTTATAAGCTTAAAGCCCATATTAGTATTTGCAGCTTTAGTTATATTCTGATTACCATTAGTTGTCCATGTTACTATAGGTTCAACATTTCCATCTTCACCAAAGATAACAGAATCACCATCTTGTAAACCTTGTACTTCTACTACCATAGCATTAAGTGCAGCTGTAGTAGATACTATAAAAGGTGCGGATTCTTTAGTAGCATATCTTTTTATACACGTAAATTGTCTAATATCAGTTAAAGTATAATCCCCATCAGCAATATCAAAATAATCAAAATAATCAGAACTCCAATTTTTAAAAGATTTATCTATAGCATCTTCATGAACACTACTATTATGTGTAGTTAAATCTGTAAGATTATCAAACAAATATTTAACAGAATCAGCATCAAGAGCTTTCAGAGTTCCATGATACATATTATCTCTTGTAACACCATCAAAGTTCCAATTTCCATGATTAAGATTTTTAATTCTTATAGAACTAAGAACATTACAATTATGAAATAATTTATCAGCAGTTTTAGGATTAGCTAAAATCATATTAAAAATAGGTCCAACAGTTTTTAGGCTTTTACATTCATTAAAAGCATATGACACACATCTTGCTGGAATAATAGTATTATCTTCTTCAACATCACTTGGATAAGAAGGTATAGTAACTAATTTTTGCGCCCAATTAAAAGCAGAGGTAAATAATGTACATTTAATAGTTTCACTAAGTACATTAGTTCTATTTTGATTCCAATTAATAAATCTTTCAGAATAGGTTGTTAATTGAATACCTCCCATCCATTCAATTACGCTATTTGCTCCACAAAGGTAATTAGAAGTATTATTACTATCAGACCAAATAATATTTATATTCTTTAATTTGTTAGCATTTCTAAATAGTCTTTGAGGAGAAGTAAAATGAGATTTATTACCTCCTTGTTTAATAGTAATAGTTTCTAAATCAGAACCACTAAAATTATCTTCTCCATATAACCAATCCTCATTAGGAAGTAAAATAGTAATATCAGTAAGCTTTTTAGAATCTTTAAATATACTTCCAGCTTTAAAATTACTATTAGTAGCATTATTCTTATACCAATCCTTAACACTATTAGCTAAAGCAGTATTACTAAAACTATTATTCCAAGTAATTTTATTCATATTATTTAAATAATCAGTAACTTCTGGAACAAACATATTTGGAAGAATACTATTCCAAATATTAGTATTAATACTTATTCTATCAGTATCTTCAAATACAGGAATTATATCAATAGTTATAGGACTAAATTCTTTAGTGCTATTAATAGTTAAATTAAATTCTGAAATATATGCAGATTTAGTATTATCTTTTCGATTAACAGTTTTATTAAGTGATTCTATTTCATTAATACCATTCATTAGTGTATAAATTGTACTTTCATTTATAGTTGTATTAATAAACTGTCGTGTAAAATTAATAGTAGTATAATTACTTTTACCAGTAATTTTTAATTTAAAAGCTTTAAAATTAACATTATAATAATTACTATCAATAACTATAAAATCTGATTCAAGTTTTAAAAAAATAGCTTTATTAATATATATCCTAAAAGGAGTTTTCCATTCTATATCATAATTCTTATTAGAGCTTTCTTCATTAACTTTAATATTATCTTTATACAAATTCCATCCAAAAGGAACAGCTAATCCATATTTTTTCCAACAATTATCAATTGTTTTATCTTTATGATAAGACTTATCATTTCCAACATAAGCATCCCAACATTCAACAGAAGTAACATCTATATCTTTAGTAACATCATCTACATTTAAATCTATATAAATAGGATTATCTGAAATATCATATTGTTTATAAGCATCTCCAGTCTCATCATGCCAAGATTTAGCATTTTGAACTCCTCCATATAAGCCAATGGTTATTGCTTTATAATCAGTATCACCCCAAGTACCTTCTATAATACCATCTGCTATTCCTACTTTTGTACCAATATCCCAAGGATGTTTACCAATTTGTAAACTATCATATCGTTCATTATCATTTGCTTTATATCCACAACCAAATTGAATAACCATTCCTTGCATAGAATTACCAGAAGTATAATGACCAGGATACCAATAAACATCATAACCTGCAGTTCCTCCATAAGCCTTAGTAAATCCATCAGGTTTTGTACTACCAGCAGTATGACAAATAACATTTTGATGTACATGATTTAAACCTGTAACTCTTACTCTAAGTTTATTATAATTAGTATGAGGATTAGGAATCATTTGTCTAATTCCCCAAGTATCAATCTTAAACTTTTTTATTGCTATCTTCTTAGGGCTTATAATCTCTACTTCCCAACCATCATTAATCTGCCATACACTCTGTGATACCTCTTGAGTTGCGGCACTGCTATTATCCTTAGGTATAATAGAACCAAAAGTTATAGCTGTATTAGCCATACTTACATCAAACTTATTAAACATAATAGAGTCTGGGTCTACAGCACCTATCTTTATCTTATTTATATCTGCCATATCTCTTAGTTTTTCCCACTATTAAATAAAACACATCAGGATTCTCAGGCTAAGGCATCTTAGCTTGTATCAGCTTGACTGTATTCATAAGGGATTGTATCATCTCCTTTAATACCCTGCCTTGATTAGCTGAGAGGGCATCTTCAACACTTGTACTATCCAAGTTATCTATGACGTCAGTGGCTTTACCTGTGCTTCCAAAGAACTTGTAAGTACCTGTAAGTTCTACACCTATGCTCTCTGGGTCTGGTATCATAATCAGAGTATTGTTACAATGAACAGTACCTCTCATCAGATTACCACCTTGCATCATATCCAGTATGCAATCCTCTGGCATCTCTATAGTCTTCCCATCCAAGCAGTAGTCATATTGAATGACATATCTTGTATGAGCTTTATTTACCATATATTGCTCCAGTATATTGAGACCAGCTATCATATTCTTTCTAAGGAACTTTCTACCATAGCCTGTAAAGTCATTCGAGTTATATTCCTTATCAGCAAACTTCAACTGGTTATCTTTATTGACAGTTAAGTCCTCATCGTCAGGAAGGTTGGTTATATTACCACCTGATTTGAATAATTGCTTAACTCCCTCTGTCAGCTTATCCCAAGTAATAGAGTTATCCTGTACCTGTATATTAGTGATTTGCTTTAGTATTTTCTCTATAATAAGGTTATTAAGACCTTCACCTGTGACATAAGTATCATGGATTACTCTACCAAGTGCATCCTTAGTAGCCCTATCTGCATAGGCTTCATCCATATGAACTGTAAGTTCCCCAAAGTCCTTACTACATACTGCATCAAACTTATCTGCAAATACTAGAGCAGGGTACTTGGTATTATACCATTCACTATACTTAATACAAGCATAGACCACTGCATCATCCAGTGCCTTCCCTACAAATGCAAAATCTCCTACATGAGGTCTTGGGTAGTATTCATTCAACAGACAATCATTGATAAACAGTCCCTTAAAGTGATTATCCACCTTAGCCAGTATGTTATCCCATAGCTCTAAGTTGAACCACTCTGATGCTGTATCACCCTTAAATTGATATATAGCCCAATCTCCTGTGCTACTATCCATAAAGGTAATTACTTGTCCTGCTTTTCTATTTACAGGCTCTACAAACTTAATAACCTCTTCAAGAGTATAAGAATCCTCTCTAGACTTGGACAGATTGATGAAATCTGACATAGTGTACATTCCTACCTTCTCTATCAGAGTCTTGAGACCTAGCTGCTTGTTCTGTCCTTGTTGGACAATAGCCATAGTCTCATTACCTTTAAGAGGCTCAGCTAAAGGAAAAGAAGTATCTCTCCTTCCCCCTAGTTGAAGCTTCTTTCTTATTTCTTCTATTTGACTATTTGTAAACATAGCATATCATTTAGACTGATGCAACAGCTATACCTGATGCAACCAGTTGAGTCACCAAATTATTATAAGTTGCTATTACTGATGTTAAGTCAGCATCCTTAGCTAATTGAGATATTGTTACTTGCTTTACACCTCCAAGAGTATCACTAGTAGCTGTTGGAACTGATTGTAATGCTTTAGCACCTAAAGCTGCGTTAGCTCTAATAGTCTTTAAATCAGTAATAGTATCTTGTTTAGTATTTAGAGAGGTTTTTAGGGATGATGATAATACTAAATTATCGACCCCAATATTGATAGATAAATTACTGGCAATAGTAATAACCATTAAAATGCCATTAGTAGTAGCTCCACAAATTGTAATTTTATCATCATAATCATCATAAGCTGCACATACAGGAAGATTCCCAGAATCTTCTAGACATAGTAAGATAGATCTACAGCCATCAATAGCATCCTTTAGTTCATTATACTCATCTTGAGTAACAGAATCTTGTCCTGTGTAATTGAATACATAAAGTGTAGACTCATCAATAGAACCTCCTCCTACATCCTCCCATCCTTTAGAACCAAACTTCTTAAATTTACCATTCTTAAGCCATATATCTCTTTTATTAGGTTCAGTGGATGACTGAACTATGTTTAATCTCTCTGCCATAATTATTTAGTACTAGTTGTTTTTGGTTTATTTATCTGCTTCTGCTTGAGTTCAGCATCCTTAGCATTCTTGGATTGAGTTTCCTTATGCTTAGCCCACTCAAGCTTCATCTTTTCATCAAATTCTCTTATCTGCTCAGCTAGCTTATCCTTAGCTTCTTGACTATACTCATCAGGTGCTATACCATCCTCTTCAACATCTGTTGCTCTTGAGTTTGCACTAATAAGAGCTACCTGTATCTTAGTCTGATTATCTCTCTGATTCTGTATATCCTTCTGTTGTAACTCAGCTTGTTTCTGTTCATTCTGCATTTGAGCTATCTGTTGCTGACTTTCAAGCTGCTGTTGCTGTGCCTGAGCCTGTCTCTCCCTAATATCCTTCTCATCTTTCTCTATCAATCTCTGCTTTTCAGCTAATGAGCTTGATGTATAGAGCTTAGTTATAGTAGAGAATGATAATGTTTGAGTCTGTAATGCTGCTTGTGCCAAAGTATCTAGCTTAGATTGAAGCTCCTGAGTACCATTGCTATTGTCTACTACCAGACCATAATCAGCCTCAGCAAACTCATCACCATCTATATCCATTACTCTGGTTGATGTGTCAGATAAGATATACTGGAACTTCTTGCTTCTACCTCTAAGTGCTATCTTAGCTGTCTCCAAGAAGCATTCCAATGCTCTCTTCTTAACATCATCATGTACTACAAACAACCATTCTGTTATATGTGATGACTGTAATGTAGCTCTCTCTACTCCGCCTACAGTCTCTCTATTGCTTATTTGACCTTCTCTCTGCTTGGTAATACCCGCAACCTCAGCCATCTCCATCTTGATAAATTCAAGAAGGTTGATTTGCTGTTGGATATAGTTACCTATATTAGTCTCAAGCATCCCCTTACCAGCATTATTCAATGCACCTGCAAGTTTACCAGTTGAGGCTCCTATAGTACCTTCCTTAAAGCTATCAATAACAGCTATATGGTTAATCTTGGCATAGTACATCCACTTGTCAATAGACCATCCCTTAGGTACTTTACTCAAGTCAAGCTCTAGGATAGAACCCCAGTTTGCAGCTAATGCCTTATTAAGCCTATCATGTACAGCATCATACAGGTAGTTGTAAGGCTTCATCATATCCACTAATGAGAAAGGTCTGCTATCATTGAGGTTATAGATTGAACCCACTATACCAAAGTGACATCTTGATGGGTTACTTAACCTATTGTATTGTACCAGTCTAGGTCTCATATTAACAAAGATGCCATCCTTGCTATCACCTATCATAGTACCCTCCCAAGCCTCATTTATCCAGAACCTCTGAGCCTCTTCACCTCTATCTTTATCTATTACATAGTTCTCAGGATAGAAGTTATATACTTCCTCACCTGTCTCAGGGTCATAAGACTTAACTTTAAGTATAGCCCTCTTTGACTTCCAGTACATTCTAAGAACTCTAAGGTTTCCTGCCAAGTCATAGGGTAACAATGAAGATGTAACTTCCTCACTGAACAGGTTAGCTGGGTTAAAGTAGTATGAACCATTGACTGCTGTAACCTCATCACCTATCATACTCGCATTGATGAAGCCATATCTCTCATCAAGGTTATCCATAGAGTCAGTAGCTGCTTGACCAACATGGTCAGGAAGGTTCTCTATATACTCAATATCTCTCTTAGTAAGTACATCATAGTATGTGTCAATGACACGTCCAGGACTCCAATAATCCTCTAACAGTATAATGTCAGCATCCTCAATCCTATTTGAATAACCTGACTTAAATACTCTAATCTTTAGAGGATTTACCCTCTCAATCACTGGCTCACCCCCTACAATATCACATTGGTAAATCTCCTCACCAACTGCCATTGCATCCATGAAACCTTGATTGAATATGAGAGGCATATTAAGCTCCTTGATATAATGGTTCAATAGAGCATTAGCTCTTATCTCTCTTATATCCTGCCATTCATAGGTGTAGTAGTCATTCAGCTTCTCAAGCTTCTGGTTGAACTCATCCTCACTTACTGATGTATCTGCGATAAGCTCCTGCAATCTTTGGAATAGTTCAGTCTTCTTGTTATCTTCTATCTCAGATATTACATTAGGATTTGTTACAACAACCTTGAAATCAAAGACTCTCTTGCTCTCCTCACCCCTTAGAACATTAAGTTTACTGTTCATAATAGGGTAGTGCTGTAACTTATCAGGTATATAACCAGCCTCTATATGGTCTGGGTTAAGTATCATCTGCAAATCTGACATATGCAACCTACCATTGAGTAGGTCATAGTTAATCTTCTTATGAACTACTGACTTCCTGACTAAACTGTAATTGAAGAAGGTCTTCTGGTTAGCCCATAGCAAACACTCCTTTCTCCATTGCTTAGTCTTCTTAGAGAAAGGAAGCATCTGTCTGGGAAAGTTTATATTATCTGCCATAGTCTTCCATTATTTAATCTCATGCAAAAATAGTCAATCTCACTCATATCTACAAGTAAATAAATGAAATACTAACTAGTTGCCACATCTTTTATTAAATTTACTGGTTTCTTGAATCTCTTGTCATAGTTATTGGTGAAGAATGGGTCATTGCCTATATAATCTTTTGGAGTAACATCCTTATCCCTGCTAGGATTACCTTGATATAGTACCATCTTCTCCTCTCTATATAGCATAACCATACCTAATGCCCTGATTCTATCTACATTTATCTCAGGATTGAATGCTATAAGTTCCTCTATCAAAGCTCTATTCCTCAAGAAGAACAGATTCTGAGTGACTACTTCCTGCTCTACTCCATCTATAGTAGTAATCATAGTTACAGGTTTCATCAACCAATCCCTTATAAGACCATTGGCATAGTTGTTTATAGCCGCTGTAGCATTGACACCCTTCTGGTTACTACCAAAGGAGCTGTACTTAACCATCTGTTTATCCCTCAGGTATTCAGGAGTATCAGCTAACAAGTGAGTACAGTTCATCTTGGCAAAGTAAGCATAGATACCCTTCTTATTGGACTCATAAAGACACTTGGCATTATAGAACAGGCATAACAATCTCACTATCTCAAAGTTATCCTCTGCAAATGCTTGTCTACCTGTATATTCAGCTACTATCTTGTCAGTCCATAAGTCCAATACAAATGTAGATGACAGTGATGATGACTCAGCTTGGTCATTATCTACAGGGTCATGTCCTATTATATACCTAGTGTTAGGTACTTTATCACTTCTGTCTTTCTCAGGCAACTCAAATATCTCTATAGCTCCTGGTGTATCATTCTCTACTCCATACTTCCTGATAGGCTCATCACTAGTAGGTTTGAACTCCACTTCTCCACTCTTATTCATAACCAGCTTACCTATATACACATCATCAAATGAGTGTACATCAGTGTCAAGCTGCTGTAGTCTTTCAGTCAATGCTGTAACAGGGAAGAATGCTGCCTTTACCTTAATAATAGCCTCAGCAGGTGTAATAGGGTCTTCTGCTATTACTCTAAGAACTGATTTAGGGTCAGCACTATACTTAGCCTTATGTCTTTGCATAAGTATCTCTATCAGTGCTTTTACTACATCAGATACTCCATCCTTGTTATAACATCCCGCTCTATTTATATATGATGGGAAGAAGTAACCAAATGTAGGTTTACCTTGCTTAGGTCTGTCATATACATTCTCTACTGAGAGTATATTATAAGCCTCAGGGTAATATAGCAAAGTCTTAGCTGAGCTGAAGTCTGATTCATCCTCAGCAGCAGTACCTACTAGATACATGGTGGCAAATGTATAGTCACCATCCTCTACTGACTTTCTGGTAATATCATACAGAGATAATAGTCCCTTGAATGAACCCATCTCCTCGAATAGAATCCAACCTCTCTTACCTCTCAGCTTCTCACTATCATCCTTAGCTGATACTGCCAATACCTGATTGAGTGAGCCTCTTTCAATGCCATACTCATCCTTATAACCCATCTGCCATGACATCTCATTAGGAGAGTTCTTCAACATAAGGTGAGGGAAAGGAGTATGAGAGAAACTAAAGTTAATAGCAGGCTTGAACTTAGATAGTGTACCATCCTTATTATCAGATAGATACTCCTTCTGATAAGCAGTCAATACAGTAATAACCCTTCTTCTGGACTCTTCTGACTCCCCTAAGATAAGGTTATGCCCCATAATAGCTGAGAGTGAGTATGACTTGGCACATCCTCTCTTAGCCAACTCAATGGCATGATGACCTTGCTCTCTAGCATTAAACAGATAATAATATCTCCATACATTACCCTCTTGTATGAAAGGAAATGACTCTACTCTGACAGCTTTCTTCCTACCCTCAGTAATCTTGTTTACCATCATAGGCTGATAGTTCAAGAACCAGTAGTTAAAGCCTGAAATCCATGCACCATCTGAGGGTCTTACTAGACCCTCCCAACATCTCCTCCTCTCCTCATCCCAAAACTTCCTGAACTCAGAGTTAGGATTACTATTAGGTTTCAAGAATGTATAGCATTCGTACTTCTGATAGTGTAATGCAGCTTGTCTAAAGTAGTCAGCATCCTCAAGTATAGGAGGATTAGTTATATCCACTATTGCAGCACCTCTCTCATCCCTAGGTAAATCCTTATAGTAAGGTCTATCTGGAGATATGAGATTCTTAATGAATTGTATGTTAGTCAGGCAATCCATAAGCTGTTCTGCTACCTCACTTGGCAAACTATCAAGTAGCTCCTGTGTGACAGGAGTCTGATACCTGTTAGTCTGTATCAACACCTTTATATCTTCCATTCAACATCAAAGTTAAGTTATTATGGTCCAGAAGGAGATTAAAGATAAAGGTAAGGAGTGATTCCTCCATGTACTTGGTCATTTCAGACTCTTCCTTTTCAGTAACTATCCTACTGGTATTAGATAATGTAGTTACTTTGAACTTCTCTCCGTTATTTATATACCATAGAGTCCACTTGTACTCCTTATAAGCCTTGCTAAAGCTATTACACTCTATCTCTTTGTGTAGTATGAAATGTACTCCTTTCTTACAATCCATACTCTCAAACTTAGTATTCAATACTTCTACTATTCCTACTGCATCCATATCATTTTGCTTTATAATACCTAAATCTAGTTTTACCATGATTATTCATAAGAGCTTCTTTAGGTCTTTCTCTATAATCTCCCTTGTTTGCTTTTCCAGTACTATATCTATATAAAGAGTCTCCTTTGTGTATAACATCACCAAACTGATTAGTATAATCAGAATCTGCTACTCCAGAGAATATAGCTGTATGAAATATATTATCTTCATCAGGAACATCAGGTAATGATTGTATCATTAGCATACCTGGCTTAATATCTTCTCCATATACTTGTTCATACATAGGGTCTCCTGTAACTATAGTTTTAGCAGAAGCTCTTGCATAATCTTTTCCATAAGCACAAGTGCCATTCAAAGTACAATTAGAAACACCTTTATCAGTAAACTTCGTTATAAACTTTCTCCAAGGAGCCATATCCGTTGCTACACTATAGTCATTGAAAGGTATCCCACTTTCTAAGTGTTTCTTTGAAAATAATAAAGCCTTTTGTTCCAATGTTGGGGTAACTACTATTTCAGGTAATTCTACGGGAACTTTATTAACAGGTCCACCTCCATCAAACTTATTATACCTGTCTTCTATAATAGAAGTATCATATATACCACTATCTACTCCCATCTTTAAATATGGAACTCTTTCAGCCATTGATAACTCATTCCACTTCTTCATGGTTACATATCTTCGTAAATACTCTTCTCTTGCGCACCTCTCACCTTATCACTCTGTGCTATCTCTTTAGCCAATGCTCTCTCAGCTTCATCTAGGTCTTTAACCATTGACGGCACTTGCTTAATAATAGCACCTAATTCTCTGACATCCTTTACATCAAGCTCTGACATATCAGATGTGAGGTCTCTCAACTTATTCCTATAGCCATCAACCAAAGCTCTAGTATCTTCCAGTAATAGAGCTGAAGTAGTCTTGAATGAGGCATATAGCTTCATGGCTTCCTTTACAGTTCCATCAGGCTGCCATGTAGACTTAAGACCCTCACCCTCTTTAATAGTCTTACTTCTTTCATCCCTATCTATTATATACTGGTAATCACTTCTAGGGTCTTCCATGAAATATATGTAGGCTATTTCTGATATAGCTCTCTCTTTTTTCTCAGTCTTGTCTCTAACCCATATAGCCTTAAATGGTTTAAGGGTTAATAACATAGGGTCTATTGTAAGGTTATAACCTTCATAAGTCAATAATCTCATAGCATATATAAAAATAAAGCCCAATCTTAAACTAAGACTGGGCTTATAGTGTTAATTCTCTTTACATCTTTCTCTAATATAGCAAGCTAAACCAATAGCTCTATTTTCATCCTCTGCTATAAATCCCAAGGCAACATTACATCTATAGCATAAAACTCCTCTTACTTTACCTGTAACTATTCATTGGAAAATCTTCTTCGGGTAAATCTCTATCGCATTTAATACAAATCATGTTATAATAGTCTTTTCAGGAATATATACTGATGGCTCAGGGTCAAATTCCTCAATCTCAGCTACAAACTTAATGTCAGAGTCTTGTAGATATAGATGCTCAACACCATCTATCTCAACTATGTCAAAGTTGTAGCCTATAACTGGGTTGTCCTTGATTACCCCATCTTGTAGAGACCCAGCTTTATGTTGCATTACTGCATATCTCTTAGGATTAATAAATACTATATCTCCTACTTCTATGCCTCTTACCATAGGTCCTACAGCTACTACAGTCTGATATTCTTTAACTGAGTTAGCTTTACTGCTATCAATAAGGGTAGTACCTTTAACTTTTTGGTCACTGCCATACCTATTCATAGTAGTAATAAGCCCATTAAACATAGGCTTGACTTTCTTTATTGTTGTTATCATCTCTTAGTTTCTTTACATGTTTATATCTATCCTTAATAGCTTTATACCTAGGGTATGTACATGATAGTTTTCCAATGCTAGGTATATTGAAGTTAGTTCTCAACTTGTTGAACTCCTCCTCACTAAGGTCATCTTTAAGAGGTAGTTCTGATATAGCACATCTTATGTACTTCCAATAAGACTCATATGCCTCCTTTACTACTTCTCTAGGTAGTTCAAGCTTACTAGCTACATGGTCTATAGCATCTTGATAGTTCATTGAAAATCAAATAATAACATCAACTTGAATGAGCCATTCTCCTCAATAACTCTAGGTATATATCTTGGATTGAGCTTACCATCTACTATAATGTTATTCTTTCTCAATTTACCCATTATGACTTGGAAGTGAGGAAGAGTTATATTACACTCTTCCCTTACCTTCCTCTTTGTGTCTTCATTCATAACGAGCCTGTCAAGAATATCATTATCAGAGACTACTTTACTTAGTTCATATCTTTGCTTGACAAAGGAAGTGGCTACTTCCATTTCCCTTTCAGTAAGGTGATGAAATGGCTGTAAGAACATAAACCACATCTTAAAGAAAGAGTAGTCAAGCTTACATGGTATCCTCACCACATTGTCCACTCCCTTCTTGACCATACTTAACCCTCCTTATCAACCTCTGGTGTATTCTCAGGCTGCTCAGGAGTAGCCATCAAAGTCTCAATCTCATCAGCACATTGCCTCTTGAAGTCTACAGACAAATAGGGATTATCCTTATTGATAACTTCAAACAAATAGTCAAGTCTCTTATATAGGTTAGCAAGATTAGCTTCATTCAGTGCCATCCTCAACTGCTGGTTCTGTGTGTTAAGCTGCTGAGCCTGTGCACTAAGCTGATGGCATACATTCTCTAACTCTTCATAACTAAGCTTACTGGGTGCTGCTGCACCTGCCTTTGGTTCTAACTTCTTTTCCATTTTATTTCATATTTAGATAACTTCCTGCATATTTGGCTGCATACATTTTCTCCCAGTCAAATATATTAGCCTCTTTAGTGTTAGTACTACCACACTTCTCACAGTAGTCTATGCCATCTACTGCCAATATCTTTAAGGATAGACAATCAGCACAGTAGACTACTGGTACAGCATTATACTCATCATGCTTATGCTGCTCTTCTACTGTTCTTGAGTTGTTCATAAATCTGCTTCTTTATCCTGTTTTCCTTAGTATTAGTATTACTGAAAGGTCTCTTAGGATATGTAACTCCATAAGGGGTTACATGATTTCTTCTTATAGCCCTTCTAACACTCTTGAATTTACTTACTGCTTCATAAGTAGCTAAGTGTAAATAATCAGTTTCTCTAACTTCTTCCATAATGCCAGTTTTTATTTGTAGAATACCAAGTATATCTGCCCTCCCAAAGCAAACATACTAACAATGTCTTCTCTTGGTATCTCAAGCTCATTGACTTGAGCAACTATGTTCCTGACTGTCTGACCTACTATACAGGTCATTACCTTACTATCTTTAGCCATAGTCTTTAATTTGATTAGTTGCGGAGGTGGAAATCGAATCCACGGAGGTTGGCTTATGAGACCAACTTGAATACCAATTCTCCCCGCGATATTGAGTGGGATAACAGACTCGAACTGTCAAATTAACCTTGGAAGGGTTACATGTTACCATTACACTAATCCCACATATAGAGTAGATAATCAGATTTGAACTGACCCCTTGACATTGGCAATGTCATGTGCTAACCACTAACACTATACCTACATTTTGAGCCTCTGAAAGGACTTGAACCCTCAACCATCTGAGTACAAAACAGGTGCTCTACCATTGAGCTACAGAGGCAATTGGTACTCCCACTGGGAGTTGAACCCAGACAACCATTGCTGATTGACAGATTTTAAGTCTGTTGTGTCTACCATTTCACCATGAGAGCATTTCTTGTCAATAAGGTCTTATATCACATAAGTGGAATAAATAGTTATACTTATTGATATTCTGTATGAAAGTCTCACATTCTGAGGTAATACCTTTATATACAGTCTCTTGGGGAATCTTGTCATAAAAAGATAATGTACCTGCTTTAACTTCTTCAATGAAGTCTATAGCATTCAGTGCATCACTTGAAGTTCCCTTGATTACATTAGGCTGCATTTTACCAAGTATTCCCATATATCCCTCTGCAAGACCATCCTGATAGTCTGATATAACATCTAGGAACTCATCTAGGTAGACATGAATATTCTTCTTAGGGGCTGCCCAATGCAGGTTCTTACACTTAGTTTTCCAACCCTCCAGAAGGTTAATGAAGCTGATGAAGAACTGACTAGGGTTCCCATCTTGAGAAGTCTTGAACATCTCATCCATTAGCTGATTATCTAGAAAAACACTATCCATTCCTCTTATTCTTTATTTGATACTGCAAAGTTAAGTAAAATATTTAACCTGTGCAAGTAAATTACATTATTTAACTAAAATATCTGTACTCTCCAAGGGATTTGAACCCTTATGTACTTAGTACACTAGTTTCTAAGACTAGCCTGTCTACCATTCCAGCAGGAGAGTATAAGCTCTTATAGAGAGCTATATTCTTTTGTAGCATCAAAGCTAGGGCAAGCCTTATTAGCAAAGTCCCTGTGACCATGTACAGATGCTTGAGGGTACTTAGTCTTTAACTCCTTAAGTAACTTAACTAATGACTGCTTCTGCTCAGTAGTCCTAGTATCTTTAGGTGTCTTACCATCAGAAGCGCATCCTCCTATATAGCATACCCCAATAGAGTTAGTATTATGACCAGTGCAGTGTGCACCTATAATAGACTCATCTCTACCTATATGTATAGAACCATCTCTATATATTACATAATGATAGCCTATATCAGAGAAACCTCTTTGAAGATGCCACTGTCTTATAGTATCTACACTATAGTCTTTACCTTCTGGTGTAGCACTACAATGCACTATCAACTCCTTTATATTCCTCTTATTCACTGAGAGATTGAGCTTAGATAGAGTATTACCTCCAACAATACCATCCACTTCAAGACCATTAGACCTCTGGAAGTCTTTGACAGCTTCCTCAGTTAGAGGACCAAATATTCCATCTGCCTTTAGGTTCAACTTCTCTTGAAGAGTCTTTACCTCATTACCTCTACTACCTAGTTTAAGTACCATACCTTAATATATTAGTGGACATTCATAGAATCGAACTATGTTCTAGGGTTTTTCAGACCCTCGCAATGTAACCATACCTGCCCAATGTCCATATAGCTTATTCTAGTCTCTACCCTAGTCACTACTCATAAGCTAAGAGCAATCCTTGAAATCTAAGTGGGAAGTATAGGAGTCGAACCTATTCAACCAGAGGTGTCAGATTTACAGTCTGAGGCTATCACCGTGTAGCACACTTCCCATATTAGTTATTACAGTTCTTTATAGCAAAAGGGTTATTCCTTGATGATAGGAATACACCCTGTGGGAATCCAGCAGTAGTTAGTAGAACTTCTCTCTACATACCACTTAACTCCTCTCTTCACTAAATTAAGAACTCTTCTCATAACATATAAAATTTGAAGTTAAACACGTTATGTTCCCTCATAAGGAGTCGAACCTTACTCTCAGGATTAAAAGTCCAGAGCATCCACCATCAATGCTTTGAGGGAAGTCTTTTATGGAGGTTTCATCCTCCTAATGAGAGGATTTTCCCTACATATTCTCTAGTGCCTCCACAAGGGCTTGAACCTTGAGTCCACAGTTTAAGAGACTGTTGCTTTAACCAATTCAGCTATAGAGGCTTATATAGACTTGGAGGTGGGATTTGAACCCACGAATCTGAGGATTTGCAGTCCTAGCCATTGAACCACTCTGGTACTCCAAGATAGTACTGGCAGAGGGACTTGAACCCACATGCAACCTATTACCCTTTCTACTATGTATAAGACAGAGGGGATATGCCAGTATATTGGGGTGTCTGATGGGACTTGAACCCACACTACTCGGAGCCACAATCCAAGGCTCTGACCAATTAAGCTACAGACACAGTTCTGATGAGTGGACTCGAACCACTAGCTACTGCCTTATGAGAGCAGCTTTCTACCATTGAAATACATCAGAATATAGTTGGCATACATGGAATTGAACCATGATTACTACCTTATCAGAGTAGCTTCCTAACCATTAGAAGATATGCCAATATAGCTAAAGTGGCAGGACTCGAACCTACAACTGCTGGTTTTGGAGACCAGTGTTCTACCTATTGAACTACCTTAATATGCTGGGATGATAGGACTCGAACCTACTGTCCCTTGATTAACAGTCAAGTGCTTTATACCACTTAAGCTTCATCCCAATATGTTGCTCCTATTAGAATCGAACTAATGACCTTTTCCTTGTAAGGGAACTATTCTTAACCACTGAACTAAGGAGCAATGTAGGCTTTCACTGTGGAAAGCCTTTCTACACTAAGAAAAGTGTAGGTGTCCTAACAAACGCTCTAACACTATGAAACACGGAAACTAATGTGGAGAATGAGGGACTCGAACCCTGAACCTGACTTTGCAAAAGTCATGTGTTAGCCAATTACACCACAAACCCCATATGAGAGTATAGACTATCAACTCTCCTGTATGCAGTTGCCATTCATTCCATACTTTGTATGTCTTAAAGGTGACATCCCCTACCCTCTTGTACTGGGGTGAGCATCTTATTTCTATAAGAGTGTATAGTAGGCAGGACTCGAACCTGCATCCTCTGCATCCCAAATGCAGTGCCCCACCAATTAGGCTACTACTATATATTGCGGAGAGCATTGTACTCGAAACAAATACCTTATTAGGGTACTCACTATTTAGCAGATAGGACTATCACCTTGATAGTTTACTCTCCATTTCCTTTACCAAATATATCAAAAGAACACTTATTATTGCGGAGAGATGAGGTCCTGACCCCCAAGCATTTCACTGCTCCCATTGTTTTCAAGACAAGTCCCAGTCCCACTGAGTTATCTCTCCATTTGCCTACCTACCACTGTAGGACAGGACTTTTGTTTTGTTATAAGTGTGCAGACTATGAGGGAATCGAACCCTAACCTTCACATTGACAGTGTGATATGCAAACCATTACACTACATAGCCTATATAGTAGAGTCACTGGGAATTGAACCCAGATTTCTGCCTTGAGAGGGCAGTTACCTAACCATTAGTAGATGACTCCATTTAGTAGGGAAGTAAGGACTTGAACCTTATCCTTAACCTTGAAAGGGTTACGACCTAACCTATAGTCTACATCCCCATCTCTTAGTACCCTCTGATAGAATCGAACTATCATTCTAAGTTTAGAAGACTCATGTACTATCCATTGTACTAAGAGGGCATTCCTAGTTGGGACTAGAGGACTCGAACCTCTGCTATAAGAGCCAAAATCTCATGTGACTGCCACTACACCAAGTCCCATTCTGAATTACTTTGCAAAGATAAGTAAAATTTTTGAATCTACCAAACTTTACTATAAGAAGTTTAGTTACTAGAGTCCAGAAGAGTATTAAGTTAGGCATATTTCCATCTAAACCCTTTATAGACTCCCTTGTATTTGGTATTTTCTATATCTTTTCTATTATTCTCCCTACAAGCTCTATTTATACCAGACTTATCACATCCTATAGTTTCAGCAGCCCTAGCTGCATGACTATAGACAGCCAGCAACTTTCCGTCTAAGCTATACTGTAATATAGCTTTTCTATTACAGGTTAATCCAGCAGCTCTCCTATTACCTATTAAGGATTTGGATATATTTCTTCTGTGTTCTTTAGAAAGATGGTCTCTTTTAGGTCTCTTCTTAGCTCCCTCTATATAATGTCTTATTTGTTCTGAAGTTCTTCTAATACCATTATTATTCCTATATCCCCCTAATTGAATATTATAGCCAAAGTCAGGATTATTACTATGGTACTCTTTGATTAATTCTTTCTCTTTACACTCAGCTTCCTCTTGAGTTAACCCTGTATAAAGAATTTCATGTCTGATATTATCCCAACCATATTTAAGTATAGCATTGAAGAAGTGTGTGCAATTTTTATACCCTAATCCATTAGCCCATCTTCTCACAGGATTCATTCCAGTTATTCCTATATAGACTTTATCAACTGGAGAAGTGTGCTTATATACTGTATAGTTATTTGTTTCTGACATCAAATTCTCCCATTAAAATATACTCTGTATAGAAATGGAAGTAACCACTCTTCTTATCACATCCTATATAGTCATTTAACCAAGCATGGAGTATAGATGGTACTCCTATTACTATAAGGTATAGAGGACCTAACATCTTAGATTGCTTTACATGACCACACTCATGCTTGATAGTCATGCCTTGGTCTCTATAAGTCTGACTTATGAACACATACTTTCCCAGTGTTACAGCTCCCCCAGCCTTAACTAAGAATGCCTTAGCACCTACTGACTCTATATCATCATTACTTATCTCTGTAATGATACTATTCTTCTTGATGTTTTTCCATAGAACTCCTAGTAAGTTCTGTGGTAATTGCCATACCCAATCTGATAATAAGCTTCTTAACTTCATATTCTTAATCTTGGTTTATCTATTACGTGCAGCTTCATGTATGTAGGTTTATAATCCTTATACACCTCCTCAACAGCTTTCTTTCTACCAGTTCTTTTAGATAATCTCTTTATCTTATTATCCTTATCTTCTTTCCACTTCTTATACTTTGCAGTAGTCTTAAATTGCTCTACCATCTCCATATCATCTACAGTATAACATCTAGAAGATATACCTGATAATGCTAAACTTCTTTTTAATCTATTAGCCATAATTATCCTTATTCCTTAAGAGTTAAATTATCAATCTCCTTAATACATAGAGAGACCCTGTGGGTATTTGACCACTCACATTCCATTATATAGTCTGTTACCCCGGTTATTACTATTAGTTCAGACTCTCATTTATCTCTACATTCATACTATAAAGTATGAAGTCCTTGAAGTTTTGGCTAAGAGCAATGCTATATACTACTTTGTAATTTACTTCAAGTGGTTCTCTTACCTGTACCCTTCTTGATACCCTTTATTCTCTCAAGTTGGTGAGAACAAATAACCTCCTATATAATTGGGTCTATCTATGTTTTAAAGAGTTGATAAAGCTCTATAAGTATTTGCTATGTTCCTTACAATTGCAAAGATAAGTATAAAATCTAATATAACCAAATATTTTAAGAAAATTTAACTATACACTATGGTCTAGGTTGAATTTTTTTTTTAATTTTTTTTTTGAGGTACTTCATTGGTATGAGAGAGGTATAATATACTCACACCCCCCCTGCCTTTGGCTTGTTGGGGCTTATCCCCCGTGGGTTGAGACATCTAACTCCTATATACAGGGTGAGGGGACTAACTCTCGCCCTGTCTTTGATAACATTCCTATATGAAGAAGAATACTGTCATTGCAGTATTGGTGCTGGTAGTGCTGATACTTGCAGGTGTTACTCTCTACCAAAGTGAGAGACTGAGTGCTGCCAAGGCTTATATCTATGACCTTGAGACAGACTATCCTGAGTACATTGATACCACTTCTGGAGGTGATGCTTACTCAGAGTGGTATAACTAACTCTTTCCTTATAACTGAATAATTAACTTAGAACCTTATGGTGTATAGGTCAACCGTATCATATTATGAATTTGTTTTCTAATCTTAAGGTGTATGGTGGCAAGTGGTCTGAGAAGTCATCTCGGAAGTTCACTCAGGAAGAGCTTGCTCTTGTAGACAAGGCTCAGGTAGTTGAGAGTCAGTATGGCTCATCATGCTGCTTCTTCATGAAGAATGGTACTACCATGTATGTACCTATGTCTCAGGATGCCAAGTCTGAGGTAGGTGACATGGTAGACCTGTCTTCTGCTGAAATTATCACCCTTGAGAAGCAGGGTGAGAAGGACATTCAGCGTATCAGAGGCTAATAGTCCTAAGACCTCATAGGAGAGTGGGAGTAATCCTACTCTCCTTTATTTTTAATGTGGATAGTAAACAACAACATACAAGCTAAAATTATCTTTTCTCTTTCTTTCTTTGTATTATATATATATATATATATATATATATAATATTTCTTTCTTTCTCTTTTTAAGATAAATAAAAGTAATAAATATTGTTCTTTCTTTTGGTTCTTTTCTTTCTTATTGTTAAAAGAAGGCAATAAACTATTATATCATCCAGACAGTGACTAACTATGAGACAACAACATATGATTATATAGAAGAGGCACTAACTCCTCCCTTGATACTGGCTATACTATTTATTAGCTGACAGTAGAAGTAATAGTAGTAACTAACAACAACAAGATATGATATATTCAAGTATATCTTTAAAGCAAGGTCACTAACTCCCCCCTTGCCCTTGCCTTGCATAGCTAATGCTAATAGTAATAGTTGTGCATGTGCACAAACAACATTTATCAAATAACATCTAACATTTAGCACTATGAATTTATTCAGTAGTCTGAAAGTGTATGGAGGCAAATGGGCTGAAAAGTCTTCCAGAAAGTTTACCCAAGATGAACTTGCACTTGTAACTAAAGCCCAAGTGGTTGAATCTCAGTATGGTAACTCTTGTTGCTTCTTCATGGCTAATGGGACAACTATGTATGTTCCAATGAGCAATGATGCAAAGAGTGAAGTAGGTGATATCATTGACCTCAATGAGGCAGAGATAGTTACCTTAGAGAAAAGTGGTGAAAAAGACATCCAGAGAATCCGAGGATAGTCTCAGTAAAAGAGTATGTATCACACATTGTGGTACATAATTCTTTTTACTGTCTGTAAATAACAACAAAGTAGAGTGGCTTATATAGTCATCCTACTTTGCTTGTTACTTTTTAAATCAGTTATTCACTAAAAAGAATTAAAATTATGAGATACCTACTATCAGTATTACTATTTGTATGTGCCTTCTCTTATGTACAAGCTCAAGACTATAAGCAAGAAGGTACAACATTTGTACAAACAACAAGCAAGAGTAATAAAGCTACTAAGACTAAATATACATGGGAGAAAGATAGTATCAAATACCCAATCTATCTCTCGTCTAAAGGTAAAGCTTATATTATCAGAACATCAAAGAAAACTAGTAAGGAGTATAAGCAATACCTGCCAGACACAGTAGCAGAAACAATCAAAAAGAAGAAGTAATGACACTAGGGGAATGGTTAGGTATAGTCCTATGTACTGCACTTATAATAGGTGCAGTATGGGACATATCTACAGGATATAGCTCTAAAAACAAATAGCACTGTTATTAGATAATTTAATCTCAAGATGAGTAGTAACAATAAGACTCGCCTAAATGAAAATATACTGCGGGGTGAAACACCAATGAGAAGGTCAGACAAGTAGGCTCATGGAGTTGAAAGCAATACCAATGAATTGGTCAAAGCAGTACATTAGTAGAAAGGAACTCTATCAGCAAAGGTATATTAAACTGATACATGTAAAGAGTATGAGGTTTCTACCATCGAAGAAATACCTGAGGTAATCAACTCTAATAAGTACAGGGCTAAGGTGATTAGCATATATTGGTTAATGCAATAGTTATTCTATAAATAATATTTTGAATTACTATGCAAATAGGCTCAAATCCTATATCACCTACTATTTATTAACATATTAAATCCACAAGAAAATGAAGAAGTATATTGTTTATGACACCACTGGTAATCCAGTAGGTGTTCCTTTCAACACATGGGAGGATGCAGAGACCTATAAGATGATTTATGGAAGACCTGATTGGTTTATTAGGTTATCAATTATTCGTATAGACCGCAAGTCAACTGAGAGACAGAGAAGAGCTGTCTCATTTGTTGAAGAGTGGTGTAATATCTCATTTGAGGGTAATATAGATGACTTCTATGAGGTATCAGACTTCCTTGCAGACTATTTGGATATTGCTAAAGAGATTGCAGAAGATGCTACATCAGCATATTGGTCAACAATAAGTGATTAAGTATGATGGTAAAGAAGATATTGAAGAGTGTGTTACTATGGGTAACAATCTTCGCAGTAGTACTATTCATATCAGGAGTGGATAGCATAATAGACCAAGGCTATTTAATACCTTGGTTAGTAGTTTGTGTCATTCTATGCTACCTATGCTACAGGTATATATCTGAGGGTGAGTTGAACACTCTCTCAGGTGCCAAGTGGCTTGATAAGAAACTAGATAGCAGTGATAATTTTTAAGGTAATTTGATTGTTTTAGTCGTAAGCATTTAATTTTAGTTTGGGCAATAGCAATATTGCTACAGGAGACTGGTATGTGAATATAGGTTTCTTCTTTATACCTCTCAAGTAAGTCTTAGAACAATATACTTGAGAGGTATTTTATAATAAAATAACCTAAAAATTATATTAAAATTAGGAGTACAATTATTAGCTACATCATTATATGCTGAAACTCCATGTCCAGCATCACAATTGATTGAAGCAGATAATCTTAACACTCTTGTTTTTAAAGCAAAACAAATGATTCAAAACTTTAAAAATGAATATTGGTTAAAAGAAAACATTTATCCTTATCTATAATAAAATGAAACAAATAAAAACATGCCCTTTACCGAATAGTAAATGTACACACAAAATCAGTAGTAATTTAATGGAATCAGGATGTATTTTATACTCTGATATAAATTTGTGTAGCAAATGTACTAGATTTAGAAAGAAACAAAGTAGACATTCTATAATGCAAGTAAAGAAATATAGAGTTTATAGAAGTGCTGGATGTAAATTATAAATATTAATATTATGACAAGAGAACAAATTAAAGAATATTTGCCTTTGTTACAGGCATTTGCTGAAGGGAAACCTTTACAAAGATTATCGAAAGATGAATGGATTGATGTACTAGCAGATATTGGCTAAGGAAATAGTATAATCTTTTGTTGAACAATTGGATTGTTGATGTAATACTACTGGTGGAGAGAAATGCCTTCATAGTTCAAGGGACAGAATGACTCTCCCCTAAAGAGTAGATACTGGTTCGAGTCCAGTTGGAGGTACAATGTTTCACTTAATAGTTACATGATATGAAAACAATCTTAGTAGTTTATACTAACACTGCTCTGACTATCAAGCAGGTTAGTGACAGAAAGTTACAGAAGTATGCCTTCCGAACCGAGGAAGACCTCAAAGTAGGAGACATCATTGAGTCAAAGGCTTATACAAGCAAGTTGCAGGTAGTTGATGTCATTGACAATGATTATAAGTACTACAATGCATCTACTGGTGAGTTAAGGAATGACATCAACTCTACTAAGTGCTATCCTATAAAGAAGATAGTACTCAGAGAGGATGATGAACTTACTGTATATGCCAAGAAAGTAGAATAGTATACTTTAGAATAAGTCATTTTTAGTTCGGGTGACATATTGTCACACAAGCCCTGAGGTATGTGAATATATCAGGGCTACAAGCACCTATAGCTTAAGGGATAAAGCCTCTGCCTTCTAAGCAGATTATCTAGGTTCGAGTCCTAGTAGGTGTACTAGAATGTTAAACAATTAAATTATATTAGAATGGCAAAGATTGTAAACAATGGCAAGGGATTCAAGGTAATCAGCTTGTCAACAGAAGATGCTGCATCTCTAGGCTTTGGTCTATATGGTTCAGGTACTTGTGTCTGTATGCACTGCAACAAGAGTTGCTTAAGTGGGGACATCTACTATGTAGCAGTACTTAATGACACCATGTGCAAAGACTGCTATGAGGAATGGCTAAAAGATGCTAAGAGATACTCAGAAGATATACCTATTGAAGATAGGAACTTCAATTATTATAAGGAGATACTAGGCTTATGATTCCCCTTATAATAGAGTGTATGCTGCTTGGTATAGTAGCTGCACTGATAGGTATCTTCTATAACTACACTCTACAGAGTGGCTCTATATTCCGTAAGTTAGGCAGCTTACTTGACAAATGGTCAGAAGGTAATGACTTCAAGGCTTGGATTAGTAATTCTCTTGGTGCTTGTATATATTGTAGTACTACATGGATAACCATATTCATTATGATTAGCTATTGGCTGTCACGGGATAGTTGCCCAGACATAACTACTATGGTAATATGTACCTTAGCTGCAATAGGTGTGCAACACCTTATAATCAGAATATTTGTGGAACTTAATAGTAGAGAGTAAATTATGTATTTCAAAGAGGATGAACCAACAGGAGAGCTTATAACAACACCTCTTCCTGACTCTATTTATCAGGGTAGTTATTGGTATTAGAGTTAAATTTATATTAAAGATAAGTCATTTGTTTGGTAATATCAAACTTTTGACTTATCTTTGCAGTGTTCACTTAAAACATAGAGAAATATGTGTTCAAAAATCAATCCTAACTTAAAGCCTGCACCTAAATTTGAGGACACTCAATTAGCAGGTGGTTATGGTGCTTTGGCTGCAAGCCAGTCCAATGTAGCATTACTTAGAAGAGCAGTACTGGCTAATCTCCTTTGGGAGGATATAGCATACATGGATGGAGCTTCAGTAGCCGATGAAATCAAGAGGTTAATACCTCTATGTCCTGCTGAGGATGTATATAACATAGCTCTTGAGGCTAGGTTAATGCAGAAGCTGAGACATACTCCATTGTTCATAGCAGCGGAAATGTGCAAGTACTCTGAACATAAGTTATTTGTCAAGAACTTGTTACCTAGGATAATCACAAGAGCTGATATGCTTACTGACTTCTTGGCTATATATTGGGGAGATAAAAAACATCCCCTCTGTAATCAAGCTAAGAAAGGTCTTGCTTTAGCTTTCCACAACTTCAATGAATATAAGTTGGCTAAGTATGACAGAGATGCTGCTATCAAGCTCAGAGATGTGATGTTCTTGGTACATGCCAAGCCTAGAAATCAGTATGAGCAGGAATTGTTCAATAAGGTAGCTGAGAGAACTCTTACGCCTCCAGAGACATGGGAAGTCATGTTAAGTAGGGGTGATGACAAGAAGGCTACTTGGACAAAGCTCATTACAGAAGGTAAGATAGGAGGATTAGCTATGTTGAGAAATATAGCTAATATGAAGAAAGCTAATGTGGATAGAAAGACTATTCAAGAGGGTCTTAAGACATTGAGAAGCTCAATGCTGTTACCTCTTGACTTCTGGAAGGCTGCTAGAATGAACTTAGAATTTGAGAGAGAAATTGAGGATGCTATGATAGAGGCATATAAGAACTTGCCTAAGCTTCCTGGTAAGACACTATTCATAGTGGACGTATCAGGTTCTATGGGTTATTTAACCTCTGGTAATTCTCAGTTCAATAGGATGGACCAAGCCTGTGCTATGGCTATATTGGCAGCTAATCAGTGTGAGGACTATGAGCTTGTAGCTACAGCAGGTGATGACTATAAAAGATTAAATGCCTCAGAGTGGATTGAATATCCCAAGAGAGGTTTTGCTCTTGCTCCACAGATAATGAATACCAGACATAGGATTGGTGGTGGAGGTATATTCACCAGACAGTGCCTAGAGTGGTGTAAGGATAAGTTCAAAGGCAAGAAGTTTGATAGAATTATCATATTCTCAGACTCTCAAGACTGTGACTATCTTGAGAAGAAAGTACCTAAACCATTTGGTACATATAACTACATTGTAGATGTATCTGCTCATACAAGAGGAGTGAACTACAAAGGTGTATGGACTGCTGAGGTTTCAGGCATGAGTGAGCACTTCTTAACTTATATAGCTGCCCTAGAGGGTATTGAGAATAAGTTTGAGGAGCAGTAAGCAAACAAGAGCCTATTAGTGTATGTCAGAGTTACTTCAATAAATGTGATAATTTCAACACTCTGACGAGTGTTCTATAGGCTTTTAACTATAAAAGGTATCATTAGTGTAAGAAAGAGTTACTTCATGCGGTTTGAAAGATATATAATAAAACTCTTACTAAGTGTTCTATGATACCTTTAACGTGGAGGAGTTAGCTCAGATGGTAGAGCAGTTTGTAGAATCATACTCTAT